GATGGACTTCCTTCCTTTGTTTGATTGACCCGGTGCGTTCATCATACGCATGGACGGCTGGACGAACCACGGTTTCCGCCGACGGATAAACATGAAGGGTGGCCAAAAATGCCAAGAGTCGTTGAAAATGAAAAAATCCCCTTGTTTCCAAGGGGATTTTTCGAATGGCTCCTGCGACTGGGCTTGAACCAGTGACCGTCCGATTAACAGTTAGAAAGTCTGATAGAATATCCCTTGGAACGATTGGGCAAAACGGCTTCATTTCAACGGTTTAACCTCACTTGAGGGTCACTTGACTATCACTTGCGGGTCAAATGGAAGTCTGAGAATGTCTGAGAATATAGAGGCAAGGAGGTAATCATGGTACGCAAAGCAAGAAACGGCATCGTCTACCCATATCGGGTTGAACGCCAGAAGAAACTAGCCAACGGAACCGTAAAAATCTACACCAGCTACGAGTTCAAGGTCGATGGCAAAACATACAGCTGCAAAAAATACGTTGACGCCAACAAGCGACTGACGGAACTACTACAGGAACGGGCCAGATTCGGCAGCACCAACAACAGCTCCATCACACTCGGAGCATACGCCGAACAATGGCTCGAACGCAGGGAACGCGACGCGGACCCGAAAACGTTCGCCAACTATCGAACCATCGTCCGCAAACACCTGCTCCCATACCACCGGCAGAAAATGGCGAGCCTGACCAGCGGAGCGTGCGACCGCATCGTCAACGGCCTCCGCATAACCAAGAAGGTCAACGGCAAAGAACAGCGGGTAAAAGCCAGCCTCAGCCTACGCAAGCAGGTACACACCACATTGAACCAGATATGCAAATCAGCGGTATCAGACCGCATCCTACCCACCAACCCGATGGGCGGCGTCCCAACCCCGAAGGACAAGGACATCAGCTTGGCGGACAGTCGCAAGAACGAAGCCAACGAACGTACCGCATTCACCGTGGATGAAGCCAAACGCATCCTGAAAGCAGCCAACGATCTAGGCGTGCGAAACGCCGCAAAGGAATGGTTCCGCCTGTGCACCGGCATGCGTCCAGGCGAAATACTCGGCGCATCCATCCAAGACCTCGAACTAGGCCAAATGAACGGCGTGCCATACGGCGAATACACCGTCAACTGGAAACTGGAAGAACTGAAGAAAGAGCATGGATGCGGCAATCCAGACAAGCATGGCGTCTATCCATGCGGATACAAGCGCGGAGCCGCATGCCCCCAATGGCGGTGGCGCATTCCAGACGGCTTCGACATGATCGAACTGACAGGCAGATGGTGCCTCACCCCACCGAAATCGAAGCGCGGCAGGAAAGTGCCGATCATCCCGGCATTGGCTCAAACACTCGAAGCGTACCTCGAAGCGACCGACGATATTCCGAACCCATATGGATTGCTGTTCCGGCATGATGACGGAACGCCCATCGAACCGGAGGAAGACCTTGAAAACTTCCGCCAACTCTTGGAGAACGCGGGCGTACCCAATGCGGAACATCGCAGCCGACACGAAACACGCCACACGGTCGTGACCATACTCATGAGCATGGGCGTGGATTATGGATTAGTGGAAGAAATCGTTGGACATTCCAGCCGCTTGATGGTGGAACACTACCGTCATGCCGGATTGAAGGAGCGGTTGACGGCGATGGAGACGATGAACGCGGCACTCAACCTGAAACAGTTGGAACCCGCAGAAAAACAGTCCTGAAACACGAAAAAGCCCCTCCCCCAGCGTGCGCTGAGAGAGGGGCAATTCAGACTCGCGGTAGCATGTCATACAATTTTTGAGTGTCCAATGTCACGCCATGCATTCGGCTGAAATCAGCCTCACCGCCGTGTATCCTGTCGGCCTTCACATCCTTCGTGAGCTCGCGCTTCCACTTCGTCCAAAAATCATCATGCTCTTTCTTGGTCATGATGATGATTCTACCGTGCGAAACACAAAAAGCCCCTCCCCCAGCGTAATCGCTGAGAGAGGGGCAAACTTGTACAGGACGTACTAGTTGGGCATAGTATTCTTACACTTCTCCAACATCATGTTAGAGGAATGAAAGGTTTCTACTCGGAATACCGTGCCTTCAACTCGCTGACGCCAATCAAAGCGCCAACCAGCACGGCCAGAGCGTTCAACGTGGTCACGATCTGGTCAACGCATGGAAGGTTCCATGCGGGGCCGACCACATGCACGAACACGGCCAAAGCGGGCAACGCGATAAGCGCCAACCACTTCAGCACCTTGTACGCCTTGTCCGGCAGGATGTACTTGTTTTCCTCGCCAGTTTCTTCCTGCGGCTTTTCGCCGTCATTCTGAGTCTCCTTGACTTCATCGACCATAGTTACTCCAATCACCAGTAGAGGGTTTCGCCCGGATAGATCAACGCCGGATTGCCGGAACGATAACCGTGGATGCTGCGCATGTTGACCCTGTAATATGCGGCGATGCCGCCGAGGGTGTCACCGGAACGGACGGTGTAACGATGCGTGCTGTACGTGTTGCTGACCGGCTGTCGAGCGACGCCGGTGCCACGACGGCAGACCGTCTCACCAGCGTAGATGATGTTCGGGTTGCCCGAACGATAACCCGTGTACTGGTTCCAGCTACCGCCATTACGTGCCGCGATGGTGCTAAGAGTGTCACCACTCTTGACGGTCACGCAGACGCTACCGCAGTTCGTGTTGGCCGGAGCGCTCACTGTCGAGCCTCCACCCAAACGCTGGTTAACTATCGCCATCACACGGTCATAGGCACCGCCAAGAGCCTGACGACGCTCATTGCCGTTGCCGTACACGCCGCGAATGACCTTCGTGGCCATGTCATTGTAGTCCGGCGTGGCAGTGACCTGCGGTCTGACCGGATCATGCCTCACCTCGGCATTGGTCTTACCCCTATCACCGTTCGCGATTTTCTGCCAAGCGTCACGCTCACCGAAGAACAGGTTCAAATCCAACGGGCCGACCCCGTTCAGATAGCCGGTAGACGCATACTGCACCATGCCCTCGCCCTTGCTTCCGGCATTCCACGGAGTGGACTGCCAGCCGGTCGCATTCATGGAAGCATACTGAGCCTTCCACAGCATGCAATGTGCGCGCACGTCGGACGGAATCTGATATACGGCACTGTCCTGCACGTACACGATGGGCCAGACCTTGGTACGCGAATACACCTGGTTGACCCACTGGCGCACCCAGTCGCCATTGCCCCAAGCTGCGTTCCCGTTGGACTCCCAATCCAACGCGAGCACGCACTGGCCCACATAGCCGTTGAACTGGTTGAGATAATGGTTGACCTCCGCGGTGACGTTGCCGCCGTCCGCGTAATGATAGCCGCCGCAAGCCTTGCCGGTCTGACGCGCCCAATCGGTCTGGCTGCGCCAAGACGGATTCACGTAGCCGCCGCCCTCCGTGATCTTCACGATGGCCGCGTCGGCGTCCACCACGCGCGTCACGTCGGCGGACTGCCATCCACTCACGTCGATGACGTTCATGTTCGCGCTGGCGACCGGCGCGACGGCGACGCACAGCACCGCAGCCAACGCGGTCAACGGTTTGCCGATATGCCGACGCAGACGCTTGTGCTTCGGCTTGCCTTTGTTGTTGAGGATGCCCACATCCTCTCCTTCCCGCCCCTAAGCCAAGGGCAAATAGAAAAGCCATCCCGAAGTGGGATGGCTTTGAAGTGTGAAAATCAATGCTTGTGCGCGCCAAAGTTGAACACGAGAACTAGCGCGAGCAGCAGCAGGTATATGCCGCCTACGATCGTGAGATGCGTCATTGCCGGTCCTCCAAGTATTTTTCTGCTGCTGCGACTATCCAGCAGTGCGCGTCCAATTTCTCAAGCTTAGCTAGCTCGTATCGGACGGCTTCACTGTGGTCGTGTGACTGGTCGCCGTAAATCAGTGAAATCAGCGTGTTTTTTATGGTGTCGCGGCAGAGTTCGTCCATGCGCTCGTCAAAGCGCTCCGTCCGCTCGCCCAGCTGCCTCGTCTTGGCGAAATGCTGGGAAAGCACCGAATTGTAAGGCAATCGCTCGGGGTTAACGTGCGCATACAATCCGGTCGCGAGCGATTCGAGCGCCCCCGGCCAGATTTTCAAGCACAGTGTGATTACCGCGCACGCGCCGCCGACACCACCAAACCCCGCTAAAAACGTTTGAAACACATCACATCTCCTTGAAATCGTTTAATCTTTTGGCATGGTGTCGCCATCGAAATAATTGCCCGGCAATCCCAACGAGACGAGCTGCTGCCACTGGTCTTGAGGCACGCACAAGCCCTTGCTCAGATTGACCGTGCAATTGTTCAGACCGACGAGAATGCCGTGAGTGGTGGTGTCGGCGGCGGTGAAGACGTAATCCACGCGACCATTCGAAGTGACCAGCCCACTATCGCTGCCATTGGTGGTGAGACGCAAGCGCGGATTGTCGCCACTCGTGGACAGCATGTAACAGACGACGCTCACATGGTATTTCACGCCCGCCGTCACCCCCGTGAAGGTGATGTCCGATGGTGTCGTGTTCGTCGTCTTGACGCTCACACCGTCTTTCGGCATGACGCAGTGATTAACGATGGGAGTCATGCCACCACCCCCAAAGGGGTTAGGCGCGCGGCATCGTATCCCCGTCGAAATATCCGATGCCGTCGAGCAGGGCCTTGTTCGCCTGATACTCGGCCCACGTGCAGAGAAGCATATTCGTCACGGTGACGGTCGGACTGCCTGACTTGACGGAATAATTCACTGATAGCGGACTGGAATTGTCGACGTACGTCATGTAGCTGACACGTTGGCGTGCGCTGAATTCGCCCTGTGTTCCGATAATCGAGACAGTGCCGCCTGTGACGTTCACATCGAAACTGACCCAATATGTCGTCCATCTCACGCTCGGAACGGTCGTGAGATGCACCCACTTGTCTGCTTGCAAGGTGATGGTCGAGGTTGGTCTCGTGCATAGGTTCGTGACCATCATCGGACATCACCCGCCCGACGAATCGCCTTAATCGCGTGGCATCGTGTCCCCCGAGAAGAAGCCCGGAAGCCCCCCCCGAGCGCCGCGTCATACGTGTCGGCGGCTTCCACGCTCAATTCGCTGATGGCCATACCGGAGGGGACGGCCAGGCGCGTGTCATTGGCGGTCGGGGTGAAGCGGATCGTATATTTCCCGACCGTCTGGGCACTTGGGTATTTGACCGTGCTGCCGGAAAAGATGCCGATGCTTTTATTCGTCGTATCGTTGCTGACGATCCTGAACGTGCACACGTATTCCACGCCGACCTCGCACGCGAAAGGCAGGTCGATGTATTCGCCTCTGGTGTTGGCCAGCGTGCCACCGGTCATGTACTTCGATATGTCGCCGCCCTTTTTGACGACATGGAAGCCGGTGGGGTCGAACTTTGGGTTCAGCCACAGGTTAATCCTCTGCATTCTCGTCTCCCTTCACGCTTTCGAGCACGTCGGCGGGAATCAATTTCATGGCCGCGTTGAGCTGACTGGTCAGGATTGCGATTTGCTTGGTGAGAGTGCCGATTTGCGCGGAAAGCTGGTCGATGACCTGATTCGCGTCGGCTGGAATCTGATTCAAAATAAGTCTCCTTTTAATGCGAAACCCCCACAATCCGATTGGATTGCAGGGGTTGAAAAATATGGAATGCCGGGTTAGTCGGCTGCTGTCATCGTGTCGATACGCGTCACGCCCTTAAGCTCGTCCAAGGTGAGCGTGCGGGTAACGTGAGTGACAATATCCTCCAACAAGACACTCTGGCCAGTATCATCAAACGTTGCACGCACGCCACGCGAATCATCCTGCCAAACCTCACCAGCATCCTGAGCAAACGTGAACCGCAAGCCCAAACGATACAGTTCAGCCTTCAAACTCTCCTTCGGCGGGCGCAAATCCAAAACGCCAGACGCAGACGCAGTAGTAGTTTCGGCATTATCAGCCATAATCAATCTCCAATCATCAAAATCAAATAGTGAACATCATGAACACGGAAACCCACCAGGCGGCGGATTGCTGTCGAGTGCCGACGCAGAGGTGACCGCGCAGGTACACGCCGTCGCCGTTGATGTCCGGGTTCCCGGTGCTGGGGACCGTGTTTCCGGGAACGAACGCGCCGCCATACTGGCCGTTGTTGAAGATGCAGGGCACGTTCAGGCCGATTTTCGGGATGAATCCTTTCTTGAACCAGCCGATGTCGAGGTAGTCGCCTGCGTTGAACGTGACGCTCTTTTTGTCGGAACGCTGCAATTCCAACTGCATGTAACAAGTATTGCCGATCACGGTCATGTGACTGCGGTAATCCTTGCCGCTATCACCCGCGTAAGCAGTCCAACCCGACGAAGGAACGAACCAGTCGCTCAAATCCGTGTACACGACAGGGTCGATACGCGAACCATTCACGTAAATACCCAAGCCGCCGATATGTTTCGACCAACCATCCTCACCGTTGATGTCCACACGGCCAGCATTCATCTGAATACGTGAAGCGCCGGAATTGAAACGGACGACCGACAATTCACTATTCGACGGGTCAATACCAATGTTCAAACGCCGGTAAGCGCCAGGGTCGTTCTGACCCGACGGGTTGAAACCATGCGACTGTCCCTGCGTATACCATGCGACACCATTCGCGTCATAGCATTGCAGGAGACCATACACACTGCCGTCACTGGCCGTCGTATTGTTCAATACCAATCGTGGGCCTGACAATGCGGTCTGGAACCTGCCGGAAAGCAGATTGTCGGTACCGTTCAAATGGATGGTGCGATTGTTCGACTTGTCGTAGAAGTCCAAAGCTCCACCGGACAGTTTGAAACCGGTATTAGCTGCGGAACTCGACTGAATCATGCCACCAGTAATCGTTCCACCGGTGATCGTGCCACCCTCCAACGTGGCGGCGGTTATCTTACCGTTCGTCAGTAAAGCGCCATTCATCTGAATGGTGCCGTCAGACTTCAACGTGAACTTCGCGTTACCATTCCCGTCGTAGGCGACGAGACCACCGGAAGTGAGCTTCAACCCACGGTTGGCAGTACTGGAAGTCTGAATGGTGGAACCGGTCACGGTCACGCCACTCAAATCCGAACCCGACTGGATACTGCCCTTCAACGACAGCACGCCGGATTTAGCATCATACGAGAGTTTGTCTCCCACGTAGAAGCCGGAAGAGTTCAGTTTCGTCTTCCCGTCAGGAGACGTGAACGCGCTACCAGTAATCACAGCGCCGGACACCGTGCCGCCAGTGATCGTCGAACCCGTCACGGTGCCACTGAACGTCGCACTGCCGGACGCGGCATTCAACGTGACAGTGGCCTTGCCCTGCGTGTTCCGCAACACCAAGCCGCTATCGTTCAGCAACATGCGCGAGTTCGCGGTACGGAACTCGCTACCCACAATCGACGTGCCGCTGATCGTGGAGCCGGACAGTATCTCACCGCACATGGCGACCGTGCCGGACTGAGAATCCAGTACGAACGACTCATCATCAGCCAAATCCACAGTCACCAGCACGGACGGACTATTGTTCGGTTCGCCCTGCCAATATGTGTAATACGCCTGACGTTTCCTACCGGATTTCGCCTTGGCGACGATACCAGCATCATTGATGACCATCCGCCCATCGGACGTGCGGAACACGCCACCCTGAATCGTCTTGCCATACAATGCGTCGGCCTTGATGTTCTGACCGGTCACACTATTGGCGGCAAGCTCACCGGCCTGAATCTGATGCGCCTTCAAAAGCGCGACGGTCATATCCTCAGTGACCTTGAGCTTCGCCGTGGTGACCGAATTGGCGAGAATCTTATCCGACGTGACAGCGTTCGCCACAATCTTGTCAGAAGTCACCGCGTTGGCGGCGATCTTTCCTGAATTGATGGCGTTGGCTATGATATTGTCTGATGTGACCGCGTTAGCCGCTATATCCCCCGCCTGAATCTGATGAGCCTTCAGGAGAGCCACCATCATATCCTCAGTGACGCGGAGTTTGGCCGTGGTCACGGAATTGGCTGCAATCTTGTCGGACGTGATGGACAGTGCGACGATGTTCCGCGCCTGCACCGAGTTGGCGGCGAGTTTCGCGGCGGTCACCGCATCAGCCACCAGCTTTTCAGTGGTCACGCTGTTTGCGGCGAGCTTGTCCACCGTGATGGCATTGGCCTTGACCTTCTCGGCGGTCACGGAGTCGGCGGCGAGATGCTTCGCGGCCACCGTGCCAGCAGCGAGGATGTTGTTCGCCACGAGGTCGAATGGCTCGAATCTCGTACCGTCCCACGTCAGGACTTCCACCACACGATCGGACAAGGGCACCAAGACGCTCGGACTGTTGTTCGGCGCGCCCGTCCAGTACGTATAAAAATCGGCCAGCATGGACGGCGAATTGTTCTTCTCACCCTTCCAGCGGGTCCAATATTTCTGCGTCCTCCACCACATGTCCCCCGGCTTCAAGCCATCATGATTCGGCTCGTCGGGGCCACGGTAGATCAGATTCTTGCCGTCCGCAGTGGTCTGTGCCTTCTGCGCCGCCGCCTGAGCCTGATTAGCCTGAGAAGCCGCATTGGCCGCAGCCGTCTGCGCCTTGTCAGCGGTGGATTGAGCGGTCTTGGCCGCATCATTCGCCTTGACAGCCGCATTCGCGGCGTCAGTGGCGGCCTTGTCGGTCACAGCCACCCAAGCACTGCCATTCCAACGCTTCGGCGTGTTCGCGCCTCCAGTCGTGTCAATCCACAAGGTCGAAGCCTTGCGCATCGACGTGGCCGGTGCCGTGCTCTGGATGAGCACGTCGGCCTTGCCATTGGCCACGCCAGCGGCGGCAGCTGCTGCGGTATTGGCCTTCTGCGCGGCATTGGCCGCATCGGTGGCGGATTGTGCCGCACTGTCAGCCGTGGCCTTGGCTTGGGTCGCCACACTGGACGCATTCGCGGCAGTGGTCTTGGCATTGGCCGCGTCCGTCTTCGCGGTGGAAGCGTCCGTCTTGGCGGAAGCCGCGTCGGACTTGGCGGACTTTGCGGACTCATTGGCGGTGTTAGCCAGCGTCTCCGCGTTGCCTGCGGTCTTCTTCGCGCTTTCGGCGGCGGTCTGGGCGGCATTGGCGGCATCCTTGGCCTGACCTGCGGTGGTGGTCGCACTCTTCGCGGCAGCGTTGGCCGCATTGGCGGTGTCCTGCGCTGTCTTCGCCGCACCATTGGCCGTGTCAGCTGTGCCTTGAGCGTTCTTCGCTGCGGCAGCGGCATTCTCAGCAGCCTTCTTCGCGTCGGTGGTCTTAGCCGCATTATCCGCGATATCCGACTTCGCCTGAGCGATTTCGTCGGCATTGCGCTCCACGTCGGCATAGCCCATGTGGTTCCAAGCGGCACCATCCCAGACAAGCGTGTCAATCACACGATCCGACAGCGGCACGAGCACGGAAGGAGAATTATTGGCTTCGCCCTGCCAGTAGGTGTAGAAGTCAGCCAAGAGGCTCGGAGAATTATTCTTCTCACCCTTCCAGCGAGTCCAATATTTTTGGATCTTGAGCCACAAGTCACCGACAATCAGATTGTCCTTCGGCTCGTCCGGCCCACGAAACGTATGATTCTTGCTATGGGCTTCGGCATACGCCTGCGCAGCCGACTCCTTCGCCTTGCTGATCTCGCCATTCGCCGTGGTCAGATCGGACTTGGTTTGGGCGATGTCCTTCTGCGCTTGAGACAAAGCCGTCTGATTCGCGGCAATCGTCTGATTCGCGGCGGTCAGACTGTCCTGATTGGCTTTGATGTCGGATTTCGCCGCAGCCAACTGCTTCGACAAGTCAGTCTGAGCCGTCTTGTTCGCGGCGATATCCTTCTGAGCCTGAACGAGCTTCGCCGTATTGTCGGCCAGAGTCTCCCGAGCGTCCGCCAAGTCAGCCTGACCCGTCTTGATATCGGCCTTCGCCTGTTCCAACTGTTTCGACGCATCAGCCAAAGCCGTCTTGTTCGCGGCAATCGTCTTGTTCGTCTCGGCCTGTTGAGCGTTGATCGCATCCTGAGCCGACTTGTTATCCTCGACGGTCTTGCCAAGAGACTTCAACGCCGTGTCAGCCGTATCCTGCTGTTTTCTGACTGCATCGACGCCCTGAGCGTTCGCGTCGATCTTCTTCGCCGCGGCATCCAAATCGGAACGCAGTTGGGTCTGCTGGCTCTTCAAAGCGTTCGCAGCGTCAGTGTTCGCGTCAATATCCTTGCGGGCGGAATCCAACCCGTCGCTGACCTTCTTCACCTGAGCGGCGGCATCGGACTTCGCGGCATCCAGAATCTCCGACGCCGTATCATTCAAATCCTGCTGCGACACGATAGGTGCGATGATGACGGTCGCGTGCTCCGACTCGTCGGAGGCGTTCGGCTTGGACACGCCATTCACGTCATGCGCATTGTCATAGGCGACGGCCCAAACCTCGACCACATCACCGACCGGCAGCACGCCGGTGGCAAGCTCGCCCTTCCCACGCAACTGGCCCAAATCCAACGATTCACCAGTGCTATCAGGCTTCGCATGCAATTCCACATGGTCGAAATCGGCGGGAACACCACCCTCAAGAGTGCCGTCCCATTGGACGAACACGCATTCCGTCCTACACACTGCGGTCACACCGGTCGGCCTGCCCGGAGACGTCGTATCGCCAACCCACGGGATGATGCCATTACTGCCCGGCATCGCCGCACCCGTATCACCGCCGCCAATCCACGTCTCCGTGCCGTCGCCGTTATCGACGGCGATGGTGCCGGACAGGTACGTCAACCGCATATTGCTGTTACGCAGGGCGATATCCGCCAAAGTCAACGGAAGAGAAGCGTCATCGGGTCTGATTTCAACATGGTCTGCCAAAACGCACACTCCAAAAACAGAAAACCCCACGAAAACGTGGGGTGGGTACAAGAAAACCCCACGAAAACGTGGGGTCTGATATCATGCGGTCGGGTCTGCCACAGGGTCGAACTTCACTGTCATCTTGCCGGTCTGGTCGCCGCTCATCTGCATCAACCGCATCGGATACACGCCGTCCGGCAGATCAGGGAAGCCGTCTATGGCGATGTCGAACATCTCCCCAGGCCAGAACGAACCCAACGGATGCAAAGGCAATCCCATCGCATCGCAGTCGTTCACGTCTATCTCGCCGCTCAACTGCATCAACGGCTGACGGTTCGCGTTCAACATGCCGTCAGCCGCAGCGGCCAACAGTTCATACGTTTTCGCGTCCGTGTCGCTCGTGGTGGTCTCCCGCAGCGGATACGGGTCCTGACGTTTCACCAGAGTCAAATCCTCGCTCTGGAAGCACATCGTTCCGGCATCCGAACCGGCACCGGTCGCATACACGCGCATGTACGGTGCGGCACGGTCGATCTTGATGTTCTCCAACGTGCCACCATACGGTGAGCACGACAGACTCAATCGCTTGTCCTGATTCAGATAGATGTCGCCGTCCGAACCGGCGAGGAACCTGAACCGGACATGCTGCGAATCCGACAAGTAGGGCCGGAACTGCATGTCAGGCCCGCCATCCGCGTTCGCTATATTCTTCAGAATGTCAGCCGCGCGATGGTTCGACACGTTGAAATCCTTGTATTCCACGACGGTCTGCCGTGGAAGCATCGTCTTATGCGGCCCATCGGTCGAAGTCGTGCTGCCGGTCTGGTTGCCGTTCCCGTCGAACGAGTACACGGTGGTGGTCGTGGTCACGGTACGTTCGGAATAATCCTTGTAGTTCTTCGTGACCGTCTTCTTCACGACCGTGGTCTGCGCCGTGGTCAACGTCTTCACGGTCGTATGCTGTTTCGTGACCTTGCCCTTGCGCGTATTGTACGTGTACGGTTTAGTCTCCGTGACCTGCTTCGTCTTCTTCGTCACATGCTGTTCCGTGATCGTGGTCGTGTCACCGTCAACGGAAGTCTCCACATACCCGTCAGCCGTGTTCACACGCTTCTTGCTCTTCTGCTTCGGAGCGTTCTTATCCTCGCTCGACCCATCGGAAGGCAGCGAATGCGTGCCCGTCTCGTTCAGGTAAGGCAAATCGATGGGCAGTCCACCGCCCGGCTTGACGCTCGTGCATTGGCGGATTACCTCACACGCCAACGCACGCCACGACAGGTTCTCCCAACGGAACGACCGTTTGGACGTGTGGCCCGCATCCTTGCCGAAAGCATCCTCATGCACCAGATACCGGTCGTTCAGCAAGCCCATCATGCTCACGTAAGGCACGCTCACATCATGCCAGCTGGACGTGCGTACGCCCAACGCGCCCGCCAATATCGGCGTGCCCATCGACGCGGTGTCATCCAACACGCTCTTCCAACACAACACAAGGCCACGCTTGTACGGCTGCAAGGCTGCGGCACGGGCGGCAGGGTCATCGCCCGGTATCTGCGTCCAAGGCAGTTCCAAGCCGGACACCTCGTCATCGCCGACTCCCTTGTCCTTCGTCGTGGAAAAACTCGAATCCGAAACGGTCATCGACCAAGTGAACGACGGTATGTCGATCTCCTGGGCCAACTGGCCGGAAACCGTGTCATACAGGTACGCCACCCAAGTCATCAGACCACCTGTCCCCTATCCCAGATGATGAACCGGCGTCCGCACCACAAGGCGTCCTTGTTGTCCTGCGACGCATTGTAATGGAACACGGGGGCGTTGCCATTCTGCAACCAAGTACGCAAGCGTGCCGTATGATGACCCTTGCTCACAGCCGTCACATACGACGTCTCATGCGTCTCCCACGCGCCATACGAAACGAAGTTCGCGCACGAATGGTCCAAATCCTTGTTATCGATCTGGAAGCCGATGGCCCACTCGGTACGATGCGACGTATCCGCCCACGAGGTAGCGCCAGCGGAACTCAGATTGCATTTGAACGACAATTCCAACATACGGTCGGAAGGCAAATCGAAATCTATCTGCTGCTCAAAATAGTATTTCTTGACCGTCGAATCGCCGGTCATGTCACGCCTATCCCAATTCTCGCCAATCTTCCCCAACGAAGCACCATACGGTATCGCGTAATCAGCGCTCCACATCTGCACCGCGCTGGCCGTGGACGAAGCGCCAGCGGGCATCTTCATCTTCCTCAGCATGGTAGCGCCAGCCGGAATGGTAGGCTCCGCAAGACTCGCTGACGGGGAACCCTGCGTGACGCCAACGGTCACATAATTGTCCGAATCCTTGTACTCCATCAGATTATGGGCCTGAATCCACACGATGTCGATACGCGGATTCGACGGGTCGCCAGCCGCGACGGCGTTCGTCTTACCGCCCTCGTAATAGGCGAGCGTCTTACCATCCGAATCGCCACGGCTACAGACGGCCACGCCAGCGGAAACGTTATACCGCAAGTCACTGCGGCCGGTGACGTTCAACCCGTCAACCAATCCCGTATTAGCCCACTGGGCACCGATGATGCGACGATGCACAAGAGGTGTCACACCAGCGCCATTGGTATCGGGAGACACGCCCAAAGCGACGGTACTCATTCAAAACTCCTTACATGTAAGTGTCACGCACACTGCAATCAACGAAACCGGTGCCTAGATTCGATAAAGTCACACGAAGCGAACCGCCAGCCGGAATCGTGGGAAAACCACGCTGCTCCAACTGACGGCTCACATCCTGACCACCCAACTGGGCGGTACGGCTGCGGCAATCCAACACCAGCGGCACATCCCTGACCGTCTGATCGCACACAATCGACTGCTGGGTGCCCGGAAAATCCAAACGCACGCCATCCATAGGCCCATGCACGACGAACACCGGATAGGCGCGGGAAGTGCCGTTGTTGTACAACAATCCGACGTTCGACCCGACGCCATCCAATTTCAACCCGTAGTTCAACGGGTAAGCCAACCCACGCAAACCAATATTCGACTCGGTATGCATCAGGCTCGGTGAAGCGTTACGCGCGCCCTGCCATTCGGTCCAATAGCCCGGACCATACCGCAATCCGACGTTCCCGCCGGACACATGCATCGCGCTCAACTGGCATGTGTACTCATCCATGCTCAATATCTCAGGCCGTTCGCACGTGACGGTCAGAGTGCAATCATCCAACCATCCGTCACGCGCATACTTCGCAGACGCTTTCACGGCGGCACGTCCAGTCGTGTAACAGTCGTAGCCAGCATCCCTCAACCGGAACCGCACCTTGCTATGCGCGCACACGCGGCGAACCTTGTTAAGAAGCCGGACAACACCCTGACGGTCGTGAGCTGACACAATGAAATGCAACGTCAACACGCGAGCGGAATACAGGATATCCGAAGCCCACACATCATGCGCCCCATCGCCCTGACCCCGCTCGCTCATCACCGTCTTGTCATCCGGCGTCTCGAACCAACCCTCGACACCATCCTCACCGATCAGGAGAACATCGTCACCGGGATTCGCATTGCCGCCACCGTCGAACGTGAGCGTTTCCACCCCGTTCGACAGTTCGACCAGTTCAGGCAGGTCGTCATTCAACGCTGATACCTCCTAGCCTCAGCCAACGCGTTCCGATGCAATATCGGCGCGGCAACATACAGGTCGTCATTGCTTCTGACGACCTTCGTGTTGAACGTCTGGTTGACAGTCGTTCCAGTGCTTGCGGGAACCTGAACGTTGACCTCATACAAGCCGGACATCATCTTCTCCACACGCCCGCCAGCCGCATACGCGCTACGACTCATATCAACCGCACTACGCGCATACGACGTGCGAGCCTGCGACACCGCCCTGTCCAGATCACCGGTCGCGTTCAACACGTTCAGGAAATTCGGGCCGACAGTACGATCAAGCTTGCTCGCCGCAGCGGCACGAATGACATGCTCGCCATTGGACAGCCACATCGGAATAGAATCAGACGTGCCAGTACCCGGACCGGTAATACGACCACCGGTAGCACTGCCCGGACCCTTCTTACCCTTGCTGCCGGAAATCATGTTATGGTAATCGTTCCACATCTGGTCAACCGTGATGGTCACATGCTTGTCCTTGATGGTGGACAACTGATTGTTCGCATCGGTGACGACTCCAACAAGCTGGTCATCATTGCCAGTGATATAACCAGTTTTCGGGTCAATCTTCCAACCGTTGGCCTCGCATACATGTTTCCAATAATCGTTGTTATCGCCTTTCAGCTGCCCTGTTTTCGGGTCAATCTGCAACGATTCGGCATACGCTAAAGCGAACTGGTACTGGTCGGTATTCAATGTCAGCGTACCCGTCACAGGGTCGGGCTTGACGCCGGTGGCCTGAGCGAGCGCGTCCATGAACTGTTTGTTGTCGCCATCGATGGTAATCGTCTTACCATCGCACTTGGAAACATTGACCTGAACGGCAGCGAGCACGTCTTTGGTGTTATCCAAAGCATCAAGGATGATCTGAATCTGCTTGTCGGACAATCCCTTGTCCTGCAAAGCCTTCTTCACCTCATTGATCTTCGGACTCGCTTTGTCGGTGGCGGCAAGAAGAACATCCTCGTCGCTCATACCGAACGCCTTGGCGACACCTATCGCATCCTCGATCTTTCCAGAAGCGCCATCCTTGGCATCAAGCACTAGCTGCAAATCCCTGTCATTGGATTTACCGCCCATCAAAGCATCGACGGCGGTCTGCACGCCGGTGACATCGGTGATGGCACCATGAGTGACGGCATTGATTAGAATGTCGTACTGTTTCTTACCTTTCTTGCCTTTGAACTCATCTTCCAGCAAGTTCAAATAGGTAAGGCAGTCAATCTTCGCCTGTTCCGTATGCGCTTTGAACTCAGTCTTGACCTCTTCAGGAGTAAGCGCGTACTGGTCCTGCAACGCCTTGGCGATGTCCTTGTTGTTGAACATCTGCATGGCCGTGTCGTAAATCGACTGGCGCATCTCATCGTTCTTCTTCGTTACCTCGTCCAGCGAGTCGCCATGGTCGATCATGGCGTTGATGTAGCTCTGCGCATTGGAGGACAACGTGCTGAACGCGTTGGACGCCTCACGGCCAGCCTCGGTGGTTAGATCAAAGTTCTGCTTCTGAGCATCCCAAGCGTTCTGACCCTGAGACATCAACGATTGCACGTTTTTACAAACGTCACCCATCGAAGCGAGCGTCGAATTATAGGAGCTGCCGGCAGCGTTCATCGAGATGAGAGAACTCTTCGAGCTGGAAACAGCCTCGGAAAGCATTTTCTCAGCCTTCGTGTGGTTCTCCTCCAATTGCGTGGCGCTCTGCGTCATAACGGCGACTTGCTCCATTGTGTTGCCCTTCTTCAGTAGGGTATCCACATAAGACTTGTCATAACCGTTCTCCTGAGCGGTCGCACGCATTTGGTCTTCGGCCTGCTTGCGTAATTCCTTGGTACGCTTTACGAGGTCGGAATATGCCCTTACGGAATCACCGTTACGCATGGACTCCAAAACACCAACGTTAGGACCATTCAACTCGGCGTTGGCGGCATCAAGTTGCTTCAGGAATTTTCGATATTCACTATCGGAACCAGCCACAGCCTTCGACATGTCAGACATACTGACCTTATTGGTCTTAAGTCCCTTGTTGAGCCTGTTGACCGCATCGGAAGCATCCTTGAAATCACCAACCAGCGAGCCAGTGGAAGCCTTTCCAATAAAACTAGAATCCCAAGCGGTGCGTCCGGCATCTGGATTTGTCTTGAGGCTCTTCTGAATGGCACTTCCAACAACACCAAGATTGCTTGCCGCACTCGTAGAAGCCGTCGCTATATTGCTGATGGCATCAGCGACTCCCTGCGATACCTGTTCGACGTTCTGCGCGTGCTGCGAATAATCCGCGAACGCGACCATCAAAGCGCCGACACCAGCCATGCCAGCCACGCCGGTGAATCCACCGGCCATATCCCACATGACGGTTCCCGTATCCTTGGCGACGCCTTTTAACTTAGCAAGCTTTCCGTTAGTATGTTCGGCCTTATCGGAAACCTCCTTCAAACCACTGCTGGCCTGACTGGCGTTCGCACCGAACAGCACGGCACCTTCGGCGGCAAGACGCGCTTCGGTATCGGTTTTCGCAACTTGAGAAGCAGTTTTCTCAGCCTTCTCGCCCAGCTGTTCGACACCTCTGGCGGAACCGGAGAATAATCCGGCTATGTTCCCATACATGGCTGCATCGCCGCTTATCTCAGCGGCTTTAGCATTGCGGGAAAGCTGCGCCATGGCGGCGACAAGCTGGCCGACCTTGGTCTTCGTGCCATCGATAGTTACGCCCAACTGGCGCAACGTGTTCTGATACTGCATCGTGCTCTGAATGTTCTCCAAAGCTCCAGTCTTCAACGCCGTCCACGCGGACTTGCCAGCACGACCGAACGTCATCCACAAGCCCATCGCACCCTTGATCGGGGCAGGGAGCTTATCGAACACATCAGCAAGACTTCCGGCAGCTTCGGCAATCGACTCGATAAGAGGAGCCGCGGCCTTCAACGACGCAGCGAACGTTCCACCGAAAGCATTGGACAGACTGCCAACCATCGACAGAAGCTCACTGAACACCGGACCGCTGTTGCCAATCTCATCAAACGCCTTCTTCCATCCATTCGCCAAACCATTGGCAAACTCCGTCAAACCGGTACGAGAATCGCCAAGAAGACGGCTCACATTGGAAAGAGTGGAACCTACGACCACACCAGCGTCAGCGAAAGCGACCTTGACGGTGTTACGCAGCGAATACGCCGAATCACCGACTTGCGAGAACGCCGAACGAACCTCGGACTGAGCGACCTGAGCGCCATCAATCCAATACTTCATCGTCTGCTGGAACTTCACAGAATTGACGGCTCGGTCCATGTTGGTGAGCGTAGTCGCCATGCCCTCAATGCCGTTCTCGTAGTACGCGAAAGTGCCGAAAGTCCCCTCGAAAATATCTTTGAGGCTTTTTATGGACGAGCCAAGATAGCCAGCCTGCTCCTTGACTTCAGACATGGCCTTGTCCACACGGTCCGAATCCTTCAGGACCGAATCTCCCCATTCCGCGAACAAGGTCGCATTACGGCTAGCCCAATTGGCGAACTGCGGCAGATACTTGCCACCAGCGGCACCGACCTTGCTTAAGGCAGCAATAAGGGAATTAACACCGGGAACGAGATTGTCCAGCGATTCATTCACATAGTCGAACGTCTGAGGCAACTCGTTCATCTTGTACGATGCGCGAACCGCGTCCATCATTCCGGCGACTATCTCGCCCTCATGCTTTGCAAGAGTGCTCATCTCCGGCACCAGCGAATCGCCTATAGCGTTCGCCGTATCCATGATGGCGGGCTTCGCCTTCCCATAGAACGCATCCTGCACGCTCTGGGACAGCTTGGACAGCTTCGTGTTGGCGAAGTCAATCTGACTGCTCCACGTCTTGCCCTTGTCGCCGTAGATCATCTTGAACGACGCGAACACGCCAAGCAATCCAGTCAATGCGGCAGGAGCGGCGTAAGCGGCCTTGGAAAGGCTTATCAGACTCTTCCCGACTCCTCCGACACTGCCAGCCAGATTCGTCGCACCCGCACCAAGGGAAGTGAACACCCCGCCGATAAGCGCGAACTTCGGAACCTTGGAATCCAAGGTGTCCATCAAATTCACAAGCTTCTGGAACTGGTTCTCGACACCCTTGAGGCCAGTCGCCCCATACGTCATTCCGTTGAGAATCTTGCCCATGTCCGTGCCATGGAACTTGGCGAAGATGTCAATCGTGCGCGGACGGGTGAAATAAGCCAGATGCGCGCGGGCCAAAGCGGTCTCAAGATCGACATCCATATCAAGGGTGTCGTTCTTGTCCTGGAACCTCTTCAGCTCCTCCTCGGCGTGCTTCTTGTCGATATGGAGCTTCGCCGGAATCTCCGCATCGGGATTGGACTTCAGCTTCTCCGCATACCGGCGCATCTCAGCTTCGACGTTCGAATACTCGGCCTTCAACGTGACCGGAACATCGAGCCTCTTATGCTCAAGCTCCCGCATGGTGCGACGTATCTCGTCAGCGCCATCCTCATAGAACTCGACCTTCACACGCTGCGACTCGAACCGTTCGATATCACGGTTCAGACGGGCGAAATCACCTTCGACATCGACCTTCACACGCGCCTTCGGATTATCCTTCAGAAGACGCTGGTAATAGGCCAACTGACGGTACATCTCCCGCAGTTCGGCCTTCAACGTGACCGGAACATCGACGCCGCGACGTTTGAACGCCTCGATCTTCGACTTGACCTCACGCAGATTCTCAGCGACGAACCGCAGACGGATATCCTGACGGTTACGGACGCCGTTCATCGAATACAGGTCGGCGAGACGCTTCTGGAAATCGGAACCCTCAAGACGGGTCGCCTTCGTGACCGGACTCTTCTTCAGCTTCTCGATACGGTCGTCGATCTCGCCAAGCATCTTGACGGTACGCTTGTACTCGTCAAGGTCGAACCAGTTCCGGTTGTTCCGCTTCATGGCGGACACGTCGGACTCAAGCTCCTTGCGCACGCCACGATACGTGTCGATAAGGTTCTCGGCCTCACGCCGCGACTCCGCGAACTGCTCGCGGGCGATGGCCGTGGAGCCAACCGGACGGGACCACTCGTCCCTAGCCTTCTTCGACTCGCGGGCCATCTCGGCCTGCTGCGCCTCGATCTCCTTCGCAAAACGCGACGACGCGACCTGCTGGCCCTTGAACCAGTCGGCATACGTCTCCTGCTTCTGATGCAGTCCCAAAGCCGTGTCACGGGCCTTGGAGAAGTTCGACAGCGAATTGCCAGCGGTGACGATGCTCTCCTCAAGGGCACGCACCTGACGGGTCATCTTCGATACACGCTTCGCATCACCATCGGACGCGATGTCCACAAGCGACGACTGCGCCTTACGGAGCCTGCCAAGCTCCTTCTCCTGACCCGCGAGCGCCTTGTTGGCTGCTGTGACCTGCTTTGCGGCTTCGCGTTCCTGCTTCCATAGGTCGGATGTCGGGAGCTTCTGCGTCTTCATCTCAAGGCGTTGCGCGTCGAGGCGTTCGACTTCGCGGGTGGCATTGGCGAGGTCGCCTTTCAGCCCGCGAATGTCGTTGCGGGTTTTGACGATTCGGTTGGACAGTTTCTCGAATTGGCGTATCTGCTCGTTGGAGAGGTGTTCGTTGCCTTTGATGAGTCCACGGACCTGCTGGTACAGGTCCATCTTCTTCTCGCGGTACTTATCGACGGTCTTGTCGAGGCTTGTCGCGAACGAAAGCTGTTCGGTTTTTTGGAGGGCCGACTTCTTGAAGAAGGATGTGTCGGCAATCTCGCGGCCTTTGGCGTCGAACGCCTTGACGGTCTGGTCGAGGTTCTTTTCGATCAGCTTCGAGTTCAGTAGCCCGTTGCCACGGAGGGCCGTGTTGGTGCGGGAATTGAACTCGGATAGGCCACGGCTTAATTTGGACGAATCGAAGTCCGGTTTGAGCGTGAGGCCGCGACGAAGGCGTTCCTCCTGCTGTTCGAACCGTTTCATCCACGGGTCGATGTTCTTCGTATTGGGTTTGAAATTGAACTGGATGGAGGCGTTCTTGCCGTTCCATTCGCGGTAGGCGCGTTCAAGCTGGGCGGTGTCAGGGTCGAATACCGCGTTCACGTCGAGGTCGCCTATGCCGCGTGCGGCCTCCTCGACCTGACGGCGGAAACCCTTCGTATCCGCAGTGACACGAACGACGACCGTACCGGCGCGATGCTCGCCAGCCATAGGCAACCCCCAGAAAGAAAGATGGAAATAGAAAACCCCCACGGGAATGTGGGGGTTTGTTCAGAATCAGGTCATGTGGAACTTCGTGAACATGCGTTCGAAGTTCTCCGCTGTACCTTCGTTCTCCCGGCGAGGCGGCTCCTTGTCAGCGCCGGGAGGGAGCAGTGGATGCGGTTTGGCATTCTTGCCCCCGTATTTCGCGGTAATCACCGCGTTCATCATGTTGCGAACCTCAACGGCGACCATCGTCTTCGAATCCCATCCAAGCCATGGCAGTACGGTCGGCTTGTCTGTCTTGGATTCATCGGACGTGGTTGGAGGCTCATCCTCCAATATCCGCGCCCTGTACAGGCTGTCAGGCATTGCCATCAGCCCCGCCGTGAGGCGTTCGGCGCGAGTGGGATTCATCCTCGCGCCGGTTATGTCCAGACCATAGAAACGTTGGAAGTCGGAAGTCAGTTCGACCGGGTGGACGCGGACTTGCGCTTCGAAGCGATCGATTTTCCCAGTTGGTCCGTGTAGAACATGAGAATCGCCTCGATGAGCCAGAACAGTTCATCCAATCCGATGCCCGTAGTCCACTCGTCAACCTTGTCCGGCTCGTCGGTCAGCGACTTGACCCAATCCAAAGCCGTGCCGACGAACTCCATACGCTCGTCGATCTTCGCCTCGATGTCGTCCAAGGACTTGGCTTCGGGGCCGTTGATGTCGGCGTTGAGCGTGAAACCGGCCATGCCGGACAGTTTGCGCAGTTGTGCGGCCTGCTTGAACGAGAGGCGTTCCGCAGGGGCCAGAGGCGGCAGAAGCGAGAACAGCGGCTCGTTCTCGCACATCTCCGCCCACGTCTCAGGGATGCGGAACTCGTCGGACTCGGTGGCGGTATTCTCTTCAACAGTCTCGTCAACCATGTTTTCTCCTATCTGAAAAGCGTTGAAAATCTCCTATCTTCCGTCAACGAAGAACGGGAAAAGACCGGAACCCCCGGATAGGAGAAACAGGGGTCCGGCGTCAATACGAAGACTGGAACAGTCCGAATCAGGACTGCTTCATCTGCGAAGCCTCGAAAAACACAATCGGCTTCTTGCCGGCGACGGTCTCGACCTCGCCGGTCATGCCCTGCTCGACGAAATCATCGCCAGAGAAATCAGGACCGCCATCGAAGGTCACGGAAACCTTGCGGAACAAAGCGCCGAAACGGATATCCGAATCATCGTCGGCGGACTCCTGAGCCAACAGGAACAGGCTGAACGTCTGTGGCTTCTTGGTGATGTCCACACCAACGCCGCCATCCTCTTCGCTGCCGTTGTAGATCAGCTTCAGAGTGTCGCCATCCAACTGCAACGACTTCGCGGTGATGGTGCACGTCGAATCGGCGTAGGTGGTACGCAAGTTCTTACGCGCCCACGAATTATGCGTGGTCGCGTCGCCGCCGTCGAACGAGAACGAAATCTTGTTGTCGGCGGAAGTATGCCCCAGATTGGTCCACACCTGATTGGCGTTCGGAGCGCCGGAAGCGGTGGTGTCCACCTTCACGGTGTCAGCGTTCAGCTTGAACGCCTTGGCACCATCCTTCGGCAGCGGAGTGCCGACCGGAGCGTAGAACAAAGTGCCGTAAGTGGCAATCAAAGTAGCGTCATCATTAAACGCCATCTCATATCTCCTTACAAAAAAGCCCCGCACGAGGCGAGGCTTGAAAACGAAAAAACGGAAAATCATCCAACGCGAAGCGAATCCTCCGCGCGGACGGTGAACGAGGAAGCGGAATACTGCTTCACCTTCTTGCCGGTGGCCTGCTTGCCGCCAGCGCTCTTGCCAAAACCGGGATTGCCCACAATCCGAATGACACGACCCGAATCGGTACGCCCGTAACGCGGCCATTGCATGATCTGCTGGTACACTTCCTGCGCCAAGCGGAAGGAACGGTCCGCATCGTTCGTGGCGACGATGATGTCGATGTCGCAATCCCACACGCCGGTCGAATGATTGCCGGTCGCCATGGTCGGCGCGTTCGTATGGAACAGCACGATGTTCGAGAACGACGCCCAAGTGTCCACATCGACATCGATCTCGTTGAGCACATGCACGTCGGGCCAGTCCGGGTTGCTGGTGAACCCAGCCGTGAGAAGCGTGTACACGAGCGAATCGAAATCGACCATCGGACGTTCCTGCGGGTAACGCTCGTAGTCGGGTTGAATCAACGACATCAGACACCACCGTTCATACGGGCAGCGTCACGCATCACATGATGTCCCTCGACCCAACGGTGACGCTGCTCGTTCCAAGCGCCCCACTCGTGTTCGACGGCCACGTTCGACCCGTCACGACCCTCGACATCAAGACACACATCCGTGTCGATGCCGTGGTAGCGTTTCTCAAGACTCAAATCCTTGGCGACCGGAATACCCGGGTCACGGCCAACCGCACGCGCGGCGGCGAGCATCCTCGCATCCGCAAGCACCTCGTCGGCCTTCTCCGACGTGGCCTGCGGACCGAACCATTCAGCCACCTTCGTGCTCAGGTCACGGTCAATGAAAACTCTTGCCATCGGCCTCACCCCACACATGGTCGTCAGGGTCCGGTTCGGGAGGCTTCGGACGCAACCCCACCGGAATCTGCGAATAGTCGGCGTTACGCCGGATATGCATCTCATAGTGGGGAACCTCGCCATGCTGACGGAACGTCGGAGCGCCGTCAACGTCATAGCAGTCGCCCTGATACCAGACCTCCGTATGGATATCGCCATGCCATTCCACGGCAACGACCTGAGACGGCGTGACCTCACGCAAACCACCCCAAGTCTGCGGCGACTTATCCTCGGCACCGGAAATCGAAAACATGCCAGCCTGCTGCTCGCGCCCCTCGATGGAACACCAGCACCAGTAAGCCTTCCCGGGAACATACGTCGTCCCATGCGGCCCACGACGGACCGTATACAGCACGACGATCACCTTGTCCCGATACAGAATCGAATCAGGCTTCACCCAAGGCACCGTCACATCCTCGTAAGGATGCTCAGCAACCACGTCGGAACCCGACTTATCGTATGGATGACCCAAATCCCATGTTTCACGAGACATAGGCATCACATTCCATAAATACGGTTCACACCGACGCCAACAGTGCCGATAGGACCGCGCCCGGACGCATAGCCATCCAGAATCTGCTTCTCCCTTTTCGACAGATACAGATTCGGCGACGCATCCTTGCCTGGCGGATTATCCTGCGGGTCGAAACGCGTGAACTGGTACGTTCCATTCGATTCGGTCTTGATATCCGAATAGCGGATGACACGCCACACCATAGAACAGATGACGAATTCGTAATCCTCAAGATCAAGGTCGCCGGACCTCAACCGTGGCAAGCAGTTCGTGCTCGAAGTGGACGCGACGGTCTCCGCACGATGGCACATGTACGTGAGCCACGCGTTCGGATACCGTTTCAACACATCCGCGTCAGGAAGGCAATGAAGCTCCAAGCATTCCACCCAGTCAACGGCATCGGTAACACCATTCGACATCAGCGGAACCCCCTAAGCGTCAAGAAGGCTACTTGCCCAGCACATCCGCCTTGAAGGTCGAGACGGCCTCCTTCAGAATCGGAAGATAATTGCCGTTGACCCAGATGTCATAATTCAGCGGAGCCTGATGCGACAACATAGCGCCGATGAGACCATCGTTCACGCTCTTGTTGATCTCATACTCCGAGTTCTGGGCCTCGGCGGTAGGACCGGACAGGGTGGCACCCAACGACGAATCGTTGAACGACGGAAGCAGAATGAACGTCTTATCCGGGAACGCGGCGGAAACATCGGCATCCATATCGAAGGTGTTGTCGAGCTTCAAATCCTCGTAAGCCTCATCGACCAGAAGCACATCGGTGATGCCGGACTGCGCACGAAGCACATCCAACACCTCCTGACGGGACAGCCTGGTCTTGGAATGCTCCAAATCCATGCCGGACACCTGCGTACGGAAGAACTCGTTGGTACGCATGGCATCGATGACCACACCGGTGGTGGCGACCGCGTGCGGCTTACGACCATAAGCCTTGCGCATGATCTTCACCCAAGCCTCGATGTCGTCGCACGGGTTCGACTTGTCGTTATCCCAAGTGGTGGTAGGCTTCACATCCTGCTGGTTGCCCGGACGCTTGAACGAATACGTCACATTGACGCCGTTCTCCTTGATGACCACCTTGCCGGTCACCAAGCACTGCAAACGCTCCAACTCCTCGGTCACACCGGCCTGCTGGCCCAAAGCCTCGAACTTCGCCTCGGCCTGATCGTGGATATATGCGGTATCGTCCTGATGCTTGGCGATATCACGCTCGGAAATATGGTCCATACCGGACAACGGCAACAGGCCGGCATGAATCTCGGCGGTCGAGGTCTCGGACTTGGTGTGCCCGATCTCGGCGTCCAACGCACGATGCTTCATCGCACGGGTCTTGGACTTCGGAATGACCGGGGTCCAAGAAGCGGTCCAATCACCACCATTGGAAGTGACCGGGAAAATATTCGACAACGGCAGGATGCCGTTCACGTAATCATGTCCCGCCTGAGCGACCTCGGTCGCCTCGGACGGCGGGATGATGGTCTTGTCAATAGCCAAGAAAAACTCCTTAGATACGCAAAAACCCACCGCGATGGGTGGGTTTCACAAAATTTTTAGAGATTAAGTGACCGTCAATCAGGAAATCGTGATGTTCACGGTCTTTCCGTTGGACAAAGTGGCCTTGCCAGCGGTGATGGCCTTGGACGACGGGTCCTGAGTCAATTCGATCTTGGTGATGGTCGCACCATCCTTGCCAGTCGGACCCGGAGTGCCAGCCGCGCCGGCCGAAGCGGACAACGGCTTCACAACGTCATCCTCAACGTCATAGAACTCGCCGCCCCACACGGCACCAGCCTCCGGCTTCACCGGAAGATTCGAAGCCACGATGTCGCCACGATAGGTCATGCCGACAGTCGGGTCATCCAAATCCCAACCGGACAGGTTGATGTTCACGGACACCATGGATTCAAGCAGACCGGCGATCTTGGTCTGACGGCCATCAGTGGCGGACTTGTCATACGGACCATACGAGCCGACATTCGGACCGGAAGTGATCTTCGCCAGCGGAATGCCGGAACGAATGTAAATGGTCGTGGCCTTCGGACCCACACCGGTCAGATACTTGTTGTCTTCGGTCTTGAACAATTCAGGCACGATGGTGACGGACACCGAATCATTGGTGTTCTTCTCGCCATAACGCCAGGAATTGTCCTCCTCAACGGTGACGATACCGGAGGAATGAACCATCTCTTGAGTCATACGCTCAATCCTTTCAAAGAATCAGTAGGAAACTACTTGCTGCGCTTACGTGCCTTCTGACGTTCCATCACACGCTTGTAAGCGTCGCCCGGCTGACGTTTCGGATGCGAGGTGCCGGACGGGAACTCGGCCTGCATGGCTACCTTGCGGGCCAAAGCATCCTCAGTCTGCTGCGGTTTCCTCTCCACCTTGGAAGTGTCAATCGGGTTGTACGCCGCATACTTCTCAGCCCACGACGCGATGGCCTCCGGCTCCGTTGCGGGGCAGAGGTCGGAAAGAACAGCGTCCGTGATCTGCGGATACTTAGCCTTGGCCTCAAGACGCGCAATCTGCGTCTTCGCGGCCTTAAGCTCCGCATCAGCGGACTGGAAAGCCTTGTAATTGGCCGAAGCACGGTCTTCGTTCTTACGGCTCATAGCCTTCCATTTGGCAAGCTCGTCACCATCGGACGGCTTGGAAGAACCATCGGAACCCTTATCATCAGCCGGAGCGTCATGCTCAACGGCGGGTTCGTCAACCGGAGTGGTCTGAGCATCCTTCACGGAATCCTCGACCGTTCCGGCCTGACCAACAGTCTTGTCCTTTTCGGATTCGACTTCATTATCCTGAGAGGCCATAAGACCAAATCTCCTTAATATTTAAGCGGCCAGTCCCAAAAAACCGCGAGAATAAGCCAACAGGCTCCGCACATACTGCCAAGCCTGCTTAGTGTGGACTGTCTTTTTGAACTCATACGAACGCCCATCGAACCGGAATTGAACCGAATCCTTATCCCCGTCCAACAACTCCTTGTACCGGGAATTGAACTCGGTCGCACGAGCGCACATGCGCTCCATCTGGGCGCGGGTCATCCTCATGTCAGGCAAACGCCATTCCGGCGCATTCGAGTTCACCGGAGCATCCTTGCGAAGAAGCACAGGCCCAAGCTCGCTATTATTGACGACCTTCACGCGAAGCTTCGTCAAATCCGTCGCGCTCGTGGAATAATCACGGCCCGACGTTTTGCCAGCGGCCTTGTAAATCGTCATCAGATCATCCGAGTTCAATTTCAACCCGGGGTCGTTCGAACCGACGATTGGAGCCACCGTACACTTGCAACGATTGTGCATGGGCATCAAATCAGCCCTCGTGAACGTGTTCGTGGCGGCAACGACGCACAGGCCACAGGAACCCGTCTTCGACAATTCAGGATGGATGACACGCCTGTAACGTTCGACACCGGAACTCCTGTAACGCGACTGGATGGCACGATTCTGCGTCACATATCCGTCAGTGACCGCATTGTTCTCCAACTGGATTTTCGCGGACATCAGCCAAGCCTTAACATGGTCGGCGGCGGACTGGTCGGCATCCTTCAGAATCTCATCCCACGTAGCAGGTCGAATCTCAGGATTCTTCACGGCCTGAGTGCGATACTCGTCCGCGACCCTCATGGCGACCTGCCACGGGTCCGTGTTGGCGCGAACGACCTCATATTGTGGGATATCCCCCAAACCGTTCACACCGGCCAGACGCAGCATCGTATCCGCATATGAGATGCCTTGCTGGCGCATAGCCTTCACGAACGCGATATGCTGCTGCGTCACATAAGCAGCCGCACCCTCGGCCACCGCATCATTCCACCAGTCGGGGGGAGTCAGGCTACGCCACATGTTCCAAGCCCTGCGGACGAACTCGTCAACCAGCTTCAACCGCTGGTCATCCAACGCCTGGACGGCAACCAACGCGCTATCGGCCATCAGACCCCCATAATGTCGGACGAATCATCCGACGACGGCCCATCGGACGACATCGAATCCGATCCAGAGCCGGTGGAGAACGAATCCAAGCCGGACCTGTCACCCAGATACGAATCATTCATCGTCGCATCAGTCTGCTTCGCCGACGAATCCAAAGCCGCGTTCTGCCGTGCCATGGCATTCAGGAAACTCGTATCCTGGGCATCCTGAATCATCTCCGCGATTTCCGTCTCGGTCATATGCAGATAACGACGGGCGATGGTCTTCAACGGAAGAATACCCTTCACCTGAGCCGCCGCCTGACACTGCTCCAACTCGGACGGAAGCTCCAACGGCTCCCAAGTCGTCTCGAAGCGCTCCTCCGAAGCATTACTGCCGGAAGCGGTCAACGCCATCTTCAACAGAAGCACGAAAGCGTCATTGGCCCTCATGTTCATGTCACGGACCTTCAACCGCAGCATACGAGTCGTCAGCTTCGCACCCTCGGCGGAACCAGCCACATCAGGCGAAAGAATCGACAACGGAGTGCCAGTGGCACCTGCCAGAAGCTTCACATCGGAAGCGGCCGCATTCACAATCGGCGTGATATCCGTAATGGACGATTCGCCAATCTTCGCATCGGCGGGAAGCAGCCACAACGCGGCGGGGCCCATCTCGAACAGTTCCGAATAGTCGATCTTGTCACCGGCCTGAGCCTTACCGGCCTTGACCGCAGGGTCGCTCTTCTGGTAATACTCAGGCATGTCGCCCGACACCCAACGCTGCTTGAACGCCTGCATCTCCTGAATGCAGAACCGTTGAAAACGCTGCTGGTCAATGGACCTCAACGTCTTCAAGGAAGCCTCGAACTGACCCTTGCCGTTAGGAGTGGTCAACTGCACGATAGGAAGACAACCGCAATCAATGGCGAACTTCCAATCATCGCCGGAAGACTGGCCCTCCCACTCGAACTGCGCCTCGAACTCTGGACGCTTCTTCGAATCGTCGTTGGCAAGGTCATACACGGTATCCTCGTCATCGACCGAATCGGAAGGCAACGTGCGCGACTTGACCTCATGCTTCGCGGTACGCGAATAGACGCTCTGAATCTCACCGTCATCATTACGGACGATGCGATACAAAGTCAACCGTTCGATCTGCTCTTCCTCGGACCACCCATACACCACAGCCGAATCCTTGTCGTCGGACACAACCGTGCTCCACGGACTCAACCGTTGGATATACGAAGGATTCTCCTTGCCGAGAACCATCGCATACGCGGCACCGTAAATCGCCGCATCCATGAACATGTTCAACGCACGGACATCCATGCCGCACTTATCCCACATGTCATCCGCATCCGTGCTCCGCATCGTCTTATCGGCGACAAGGCGAAAACCGGTAGGATGCTGCGACGTGATTACCGCATCCGCAATCGTATGAGCCAGATTCAACGGGCAGATATCCACAAAACGCCTATACACGGCACTGGCCGTAGTGGTCGCCGCCTTCGGCACGGACTGCAACGGAACAGTCTCACGACCGTCATAAAACGTCTTCAACACACACAGGTCAGGAATACGATTCTGCAAACGCGTCGCAAGACGCGTTAACGCCAAACCATCACCATCAGGCTCGTCATCACCAGTAACAAGACTCTGCATATTAGAAGATGTGGAAACCATACGAACACCCCAAAATCACCAGACCCGCTGTGGCATCACCCGCTGCGGAGTATCATCCTCGAACTGGCCCAAATACTTCTCACGCGCCGCATAAGCCAAAACGCCAGCCATGCACGCATCGATCTTGTGCGGACTCTTAGGCGTCTCCTTATGAATCTGATAACCCCAACTCTTCTCACGCCGCTTCGCATTACGGAAATGCGACACAAGACGCGGGTCGGCACACAAAAGAATATTATTCGGATCAGGCTCCCCCTCCTCAACAGGCTCGGGAGCATACTCAAACGACGAATGCGCGCACTGCAACGCACGATACATATCCTGCGACCAGTTATTCGTCCAAAACTTCATCATCGAAGACTGCCCACGGGCGAACACCTTCATGCCACGCCCATACTCAGCCTCCCAGCCGCCAATCATCGACTCGAAGAAATGCGCATCGGCGAAACAGCCGATGACATTGTAATTCTCGAACATACGACGCACGGCGGCATCGAAACCATCACGGTCAACACGCCAATCAGGGTCCGCATTATCAGGCCGCTGCTGCAACTTGATAAGAAACAGCAAACCATCGGACACGCGACAACCAACCAACGCGGTCGAATCATTGCGAATCGAACCATCGAACCCAAGCGTGATCTCCTCATCCTCGTCAATGAAATCCTTCCAGACCCCATCCAAACGAGACGACGAGCCGACAGCACGGCCATACAAATCCCTGTAAGCCAAATGCGACTGGATCGCAGGCTCCGTAAGCCACGAATCCTCACTCGACGCACGAGAGTTCAAATAATAACGAATCGAATCATTCGGGTCCGAATCAGGCTGGTAAATCTGCCCCATCAGACCATGAATGTCAACCCAACCATCCTTCGACGGCCCCGGCTCGACGCCATCATCACGAAGAGAGAACCCCTCAACCGAATAACCATCGGCATCAACGGCCTCGATACGCCCATCAGGAAGAATGATGTAATCCTTACCATCATCCGAATGGGCAGCAGAACCATACGACTCATACAACGCGTGCTCAAGCTTCTTCTCATCAGGAAAATCCTCGATAGGAAGCGTCGAATACCGATAGTCGAAATACAAGCCCTTATAATGCTTGGAACGGCCAGCCTGAATATCCTCCGCGATCTTCAACGTGTTCTCCGCCACACTGTTCTGACCCGGACGGAAATACGTCGTCATCTCCAACACCCAAGGGTCGGCATCCAACGAACGCTTCGGAAGATTACGCTGAACCGTCTTATACATCGAATGATGCTTCGGCAGCGTATACAGATGCACCTCATCCATCAACGCGAAAGTCTCAAGACCACCATCCTTCGACGCATCGCCGGAAGTCGTGGGAATAATCTCCCCACCCTCCGGCAAGCCGATACGGGTCTTCGTGACCTCCATGCCGAAACCCTGCAACTGGGCCAGCGGGCCGGAAGTGCAGTTATAGTAAATCGAATCGAAGATATTGCCCGACTGGTCCTCGGACGTAGCCAAACACAGAATCTCAGGACGCTGGACAGGACGGCCAACAGGCTCACCCGGCAGATAATAGTAAGTCTGACCAAGAAACGTATACGTCTCACCCGGCTTAGCCCAATGGTCGAAACGACACGGGCCAAAAGCCTCGAACAAGGCCAGATCATTGCCCAAGCCACTCTTGTTGCAACCCTTCGGACGCCACAAGCTCACACGATTGAACCTGCGCCGACCATCCGGCTTCAACGCATAGGCGTTCAAATAGAACTGGATATACTCAGGATTATGAGTGACAGGCTTACCGGTCGCACCACCGCGACCGATGAGACTGAACGTCTCAACCCACCACAACGCCAAACGTCCAAGACTCCTACGCCTATCCTCATAAGTCAGGTTAGGAATCATCAAATGCATGTCAGCCAGCCTCCTCGATCTTGCGACGCCAAGCATCGATATCCTGAATCACAGCATGATTCGAACCATCCGAAGCGGCATGGTCGTCAGCCTCCGGCACATCGAACTTCAACGCGCGCATCGAAGCCGGAGTCCAACCCAACTCGTCAAACAACTGACGCACGACCGGCATCAACGTCGCATAACGACGAGTCGAAAGCATCTCATTGATCGTCGCGAAACCCAACTGGACGGCCATCCAGGAAGGAGCCGAACGCAACATCGAAGCATTCGGACTACGCCGATACTCCTCATACCAATGAGCAACCAACGGCAACCACTCCCCACCCTTGGGGAAAATCTGGTTAGCCGGAGGCAAATCAGGCCCCAACTTCCCATCAGGAATCTCCAAAACCTGATTACCGGAATCACTCGTCTTCCTGCCCATAACATCACTCCCCGCAAAGCCCCATTACGGGACGACAAGCGCGAAGCCCGTTACGGCACTACGCGCACCTGCGATGAACGACAATCCGATTAGCCAACGAGTTCTCACCACCCTGCTCCAACGGCACACGCCAAGCGCCAACCGGAAAATCATCACTCAAAACATCAACCGACCGGTCAAGCGGCAACCCACAAACCGGACACGTATGAGAACACGCGTTCCACTCGTCCTCGGCAGTCCAAAAACCAGTAGGAACACTCCCCCGCCGCCCCACACGGGCATTCGACCGAGGCTCCCACAACACCGACTTCAACGGCTGCGGAGTACGATTAGGAGCCGCACCATCAGCCTTCAAACGCTGGAAACGCTTACGACAACGAGCCGAACAAAAAGCCTTGTCCCGACGCTCAGTCTCAAAAAAAGAGCCACACGCCAGACACGCACGACTCATACGACGCTTACGGGCACCACTGCCACTACGCCGCCAACGATCATAATGAGACCTACACATCCCATGAGCATGAACAGGCCCATCACACCCATTCACACTGCACTCACCCTCAGCTAACCGAACGCGGGATGCCTGTACCAACGAGCCTCCTCACGCTCAACCCTCTTCCTTCGCCGCGCGTCAGCCGACTCCAAACCAGTCTTATAAGAATGATGAGCACGACAAAGAACCTGAAGATTATCCCAAGAATCATCATCAGGCTGACCATCCTCGGCACGAATGATATGATCGACCTCATTCGCATGAGCGCCACACGGACGCAACACGCCATCATCACCGATCACCGGATACTGGCAACGCCACCCGTAATAGTCCAACACCTCACGACGCGTCCGCTCCCAACCAGGATTGAACCGTTCCTTACGATGCGACTTATTCCAATCGTTGGTCATCACCACTCCTCAGTGCTTCAGGAGGGAATCGAACCCTCATGTCACAGGACAACGCATTTTGAGTGCGCCGCGTCTACCATTCCGCCACCAAAGCAAAAGAACAGACAACCCCCACGCCACACTCACCACAAAACATGGGGGCTGCCCGTCATCTAACCCAAACCGCCATAAGGAAATCCAATGGCAAAAATGGCTTTTTACCGCCAGCCACGGCGCGCGGATGCTGAGGGAGTCGAACCCCCGAACCGTTCCCGGTCGCCACCTTAGCGAGGTGGTGCAATCAGCCACTCTGCCAAGCATCCAAAATGCAAGAGCCGCCGCAACGGCTCAGGAGACTGTTCCCGCAGACTAGGCGGGTCCGCTGAAACTAGAGCCGCCACAAGACGACTCCGAAGACCTTTCCCACAACCTGTGGGTAGGCTGAGCACAGCATGTTGGACTCGAACCAACATCGACGGTTTTGGAGACCGCCATGCTACCGGTTGCACCAATGCCATATGTGGATGGTCACACCCATGAAGCGTGACCATCCACCGAGTCGCCGTTAACGGAAGCGTCCGCCGCTTTCATCTCCAGACAAGCCAACACCAGCGGTAGGCACTTGCCCTCGGGGGTAGTACTACTTCCCCAACGCGGAACGTGAAGGATTCGAACCTCCGGCACTTCACAGTGCGACTGCTTTCGGGACAGTTGCATTAAACCACTCTGCCAACATTCCAACCCCAACTTAGTTATTGTCCAAGTTGGCATGACGGCGGCATGGTGGACTGGCTTTTACCACCAACGGCAAGGAACGTGAAACATATATATGCACCCGTTTGGCCGTGCCTCCCCTTCGGTCATCAACCACCTGATTAAGGCAGGGAGCCTCTTATCCCCCACATGTTCCAGCGGGGATATTCGAGCAATGCCATCGGTATCACAGGCAGCTACCCCATGAAACCTAGAGCAAACCTCGGGAATCGAACCCGACAACCAAAAGGCTGTGCCAACAGGATTGCAAGTCAGCCCCAAAAACAAATGGCGCAGCCATATAGGCGGCACCGGGTGGGACCGGCACAAGAAACGAGGATGAACAAAATCTCACGGACAATCCAAACACACACACTATATTCCGGGATTCATCCACCCTCAAAGGGTCCCCAGCCGGATTCGAACCGGCATCTCACCACGCATGGTCAAGAGAAGCCAGAAAACCACGCGCGACTAACACTCCCACAAGAGCGATAGGAACCATGTGCGAGATCAAACGGCGGTACCAACAAGCCTCTCGCATTGGACTTGAAACCGAATCGCACCTTACCTAGGAAGATGCCATCTGCGGACAGTGAGAGATTCGAACTCCCGGACCCGTTAGAGTCGGCCGCTTTCGAGGCGACTACCTTAAACCAGACTCAGCCAACTGCCCCTAGCGGTGCTCCTTATGAACACGAACGTCCCAACGGTCGGAATCCTTAACCAAGAGACAAGGAGCACCACCGAACCGCTTGCCGGAATGACACCCACAAGGACGCCCCGCGTCCTCCAAAATTCATTCCGACATGCGACAGCATACTCACCCCCAACGTTGCGTCAACGTTGCAATGGAAACGGCGTAGAATACGGCGTGTCGCGTGGTATGCTGAAGACGATTTCAATGTGAACCCAACATCGTCGTTGTCATGTCACGTTTCGTGCGCGGACTTTTTCAGACGGCGCGCACTATTTCTACCATTGACCCGACGGCCCTGACGGGCGCACCCGGAGGACCCTCCCCCAGCCCCGGTTGGAACGTTCGTTCGATAGTACAAATGTTCGTTCGTACAGTTGTATGTATGCGCGTCATTGTGTCGTACTCTTTATTATTTATATCTATCTTGCTCAATATTTTTTGTCCATATTTCAGTATCTTGCTTGACTTTATTTTTTCTTGTGCTACTCAGACTCTTTTTTTGTTTTATTTACCCCCTACCTATGTTTCGACACGCCGATAGAACGGCTTTGTTTCAACGTTTCGCCATCGTTTGCGTTGGTACAACTTGCGTACCAATATTGGGACGTGTATAGTGGCAGCTATCAACCGGTTAGGCAGTCAGCCTAGCAAGGTCGGTGTGACACTCTAGACCACACCACTCGCAACCGGTTGAAAGCAGCCGGCAGATGAAGCCGTGGCGGTTAGGTGCCTAGGCACCGCATAGCCTAGCCTGAAACGGTTAGGGGGGCGTATCGAGTGTATGCGCCGGAAAACTGCCATGAGTGGAACGGTGGTCACTGTGCCAAGGTGCAGTGTCCAGTCTGTGAGCGTTGCAAGTGTTTGAAAAATGAATAGTGTTACCGAAGGCCGGTAGTTTGATCTTCATCCTTTTTTTGGGGGTTAGGTGGCGGCGTTTTTCGGGGTGTGTGCATAATGTCCACTATGTGGACGTGGCCGATAGTGTCGGTTTTGCCTAGGCAGTGCACGTAAACTCGTTTGACAATGTGGAGCGCGAGAACTCGTAAGGGGGTACCGCCGACGTTTGGCGTAGTGTGAGAGACTACCGCCAATGAGGATAGGCCGATAGATAGGTGGCAATGTCAATGTTTCGCCATGCGTGAGCGTGGTTGGCGGCATTGACTGTAAACCACGGCATAACGGGTTGCGAGGGTAGACATACTATAGCGCCCGTCAATTGCTTTATGGGCGGTTGACCACAAACGTCTTACGTTTGGGGGTTATGCGGACATTAAAAGTCTATAGGGGGTGCATATGCGCCCCTGCGCCACTTTGCGGGTGGTGTTAGCCAAAAACAAATCTTCACGGGCGTAATCCGCAAGGGTTGCGCCCCTCTCGCCACTGTTTAGACCATGAGGGGGTGCGATACCCTCTAGTGGCACGCAATTAACCAATCAACACTAGACCTTAAGGGGGTTTATTATGGATGCCAACGAAGAAATGGCTGTAAAAATCGTTCGCGACTGTCTCACTACGGCGCGTGAGTCCCTACCGCCTTACGTATCACGCCTTTGGGTGCGTGAAATGCCGGAGCTTGAATTTGTAGGCACCTCGGCGGCGGGATCTGTGGTACGTCATGCGCTTATTGCGGCGTTTCGCGTTGCGGCAATGCGGTCCACGTATGTCGATCTTGCAAGCGACTTCGCGCCTGATGTTCGGATTACGCGCGTTCGCGCCAGTTGCCGTCATGTCTCCGTCTACTGTGAGACGAATACCGGATATGTCTACAAGGTGGTGTGTGTGCCATTGTGGGATACCACTGTTTCCGGTTCGCTGCCGCCATGCCCTATGACTAAGGCCCTTATGGCTAAGGTTGGCACGTGCGCTTTTGGGGATGCCGGTTGGAATACGGTCATGTGTGATTATGTCAATCTCGTTTGACTTGTGTAGTCAACAATACAATAAGATTAAATAAAGGGGGAGCTATGTCTGATTATGACAATCTCGTGCAATGGTGCAAGGATATGCGTTCTACGCAGATTGCGCGGCGTAATCGCGCGTGGAATTTCCAGCACGTTCATGGCATTGAGCCGTGTGATGTCGCGCGGAATGCCGACGCCATAAGGTGGGTTGACGGCGTGGTGTATGTGGTCAGCCGCAATGTCAAGCGCAACGGCGAGCTGGGCGAGCGTTACGCCGTGGTCACGGCTGAGCAGTGGCTTGACATGCATCGGGTTCCGGGCGATGAGTCATGCGTCGCACGGCTTGAATCCTACATGACGCGAACTAATTGTAGTCAACAATACAAGTGAGGTGTTTATTATGACTGGGAAGATCGAACTATCTGTGGACATCAGCGTGGAATGGCGGCGCAGTGCGATGTGGGGAATGTGTCCTACCGCTACCGTTGGCGCACTACTGGCCGAGGATGGCGTTACTGTCAGGCGTGACCGTGGTTCCGGCCATGCGTCCGGCTGTGGGTATGACAAACTCTCTGCGGCGGTGGATGAAGCCATGCGTGAGTTGCCGTTGTGGCAGACGTTTCTCATGTGGCGTGGATTCAAGCACACGTATGCGTCGATTCCATACAACGGTTCCGATAGAACGCTATATGGGCTGAAGCGTTGCGATTACGGCTGGGAGATGAACGCGAACGCGTGCGGCATGGGAACGATTATCGACATTTTCACGGCGAACGGGTTCACCATGACGTCGCATAGTGGCGATGCTTACGATTTTTACCATTTCGAGCGCGTGGTGCCGCGTTCGTTCCTGAAACTCATCTGACTTGTAGCCCTCTGTGGGCTATGGCGCGGCTCTAGTGAGTTCTGGTAGGGTGCGACTCCCTATCCGCGCACTATGCCGTCATGTGGCGGCTAATCAACATTCTCTATGAAAGTGGGTAATCATGTCTGGATTTAATTCCGTGGACGCTTTTTACGACGTCATGGCTGGCTTCCGTGGTTTGCACGAGTCCGAACAGTCCGGCAGCACGTTGGAGTTGTATTCATGCAATGGCGCCGAGTTCCCGGACGGTCTGGACGGTTGCAGCCTTGACGTTATCACAGCGCCGTCGCCTGAGTTCCTTGCGTACATGCGTGGGAATGATAGTCCGGTGCCGCCGTCCGGGTACAAGGATATGGCCGACGAAATTAAGGGCATATGGGACGTGTACAACCACGGTTCCGCCGAAGCCGACTGGGGACGGTTGGCTGACTTGTATGACGCGCACAATCTAAGCCTGAGTGTCATTGCCGATTACGAGTTTATGGATTGGCCTGAGACGTTAGGCGACATACTGGACGGCAAAGGGGCGGATTGCTGGAATCTCGACGGTATGGTGTGGCACCTGTACAGCCATGAGGAATGCACTATCGATGATTCCGAGGGCGCATGGCCCAGCGTTGACGACTTGCTGGATTTCATGTCTTCCGATGACGTTGAGACGCGCGCCTATGCGCAGCAGTTTGTCGAATGCATGGATTCGGGCGACTATGTGGCCGCGTGCAAGGCGCTTAAGGCTCTCGACTTGGAACTGTGGTATACGCAGCTGTCTCTTACGTTGTCTCGCTGAAAATCAATCAATCTGAAAGTGAGGAAAAAGAAATGTATGTGCATGAGATTCGCAAGGATACGGCTGAGGACGCCGACTTGTACGAGGAACTGCGTTACGCGTGGGACGGTATCGACTACGCTGGACTGCCGTCGTTCGATGACGTGCTGCCGGACATTCTGGAATGGGTGCGGGGTATCCGCGTGGCCGACACTGTGTTCAACGATTACACGTATCGGGCTTCGCGGCTGCTGTACTTCGATAACGCGCTGGATGAAAGCAATATCGAGACTGCCGTGCGGTGGCTGTCGGACTACGGTTATGTGCCGCGCGCGTTCTGCGGTGTCGGCTATGCGATTGAGTTGACGGACGGGTATGGCGGACTGTCGGATCAGGCCGTCGTCCAATATGCGATAGACATGATTATCAAGGATGGGCGCTACTACCCGGTGTTGGATGAATCCGATTACGAGCGGCGTGAGGACGCGTGGCTGCGGGATTACTTCGATTGTGAGGTGTCTGACGCCATGTTGGGCGGAGCTGACCGTGATGCCGTGTTCGAAGCTTGGCGGGATGATGCCGACCCGGTGTCGAGCGACATGTATTTCGACGTGGAAAAGCTTCCGGGCTATATCGAGACCGCCAAGGGAGGTAAGCGGAATGCGTAAGGGTGTGAAGCTGGCTGGTTTGCTGGCTGCTGGTGTGGCGGCGTTCGCCGTGGCGTGTTCGCCGGTGTGCAATCCCGTGCCGGTGGCTGACCCTCATGGGACGCCTGAACAGCAATGGAATTGGTGGCGTGAGACGTATGCGACGGCTGACTATGGTCAGGCTGATTTGGCTGGCTACACGTCGCTGTCGGATATCCCCCAGTGCGGTATGGAAGACGGCAGTACGGATGGCGGCTACGAGCGTATCTGCGAGTGGCGGGCTGATGCTGTCGGCAATCATGCCGGTGAGTCTTACGTGCTGGTTGACGGCGGCAAGGTGCTGTCGTGGGGCGGCACAGGGAAATGAAAGTGCCGGTCTCAGGTAGGACTGCGACCGGCCATGCAATCAATCAATCAAATTGCAAGGGAGATTATACCATGAAATTCGACGATTGCATTTATAAGGAAATCACTTGGTTCAACGCGGATGAAATCGTTGAGCATGAGACGTTCGACGGTATCGACTCGTATGAGCTGCTGCGTAATCTGGCGACGCTTGAGGCTGGCTATTCGCTTGACGACAGGCTGGATGACGAGGCCGTGGAGCGCGTGGAAGATGAGGAGAACAGTTTAATCTGCGTCGGACGGTTCCGTTTCGACTCGCTTCTGGCTGAGGGTCTAGCGGAATGGTTCAAGTGCGACCGTTACGACGGTCTTGTCAAGCATGTGCGTTCGTGCTGGCTGAGCCGTGGTGGCGATGATTGGTATTTCTATTTCGTTACCGGCTGCGGCTATGACGTCATCAGCAGTGATTTGCTGGGCTGTGACGCCGATGGTGTGGCGCGGCGGAAGTTCGTTGATTTCCTTAACGGCGAGGAGGTGGCGCGATGATCGACGTCAACTTGCTGCCGCGTGAGCTGACCGGCTATGTGGGTTACGTGTGCTGGCAGTGGTTCGAGAGGCATTTCAGCCGTGACGAGGTGCCGTATATCCGTGGCGGCGCGTGTGGTCTGGTGCCCGATTTGCGGGACAATCTCATCGATGTCGTGCAAAACTGTTTCGCTGACGGCGGTCTGGATGACGAGACGGTCGGACGGTTCGTCGCATTGTATGCCACGCTGCCGTTCGACGTCGATGAGGCGCGGCGGCTGGCCGAGAATGATTTCCGTTATGTCGCCGACGCGGACACGCGGCTGGCGTTCGAGCTGTGCGTGCTGGTGTTCGACGCCATGTTCCCGCAGCATGTCGAGGTTCGTCAGACGGATGTGGACGGGACGTTGGAGCATATCGCGTTTCCGGCTAGCTGGCAGCATGACCTGGCTGTGTCTTCGACTCCTGAGAATCGCATGTCCGCGTACCGCAATGGCCTGTCGGCTGTGCGCAAGGCGTATGACAAGATGTTCGACCGTCTTGGGGAGGCTGACTGACATGGCCGCGTTGTGGACCGTCGAATATGTGGGTGGCGCAATCCGCGTGCGCCGTCACAGGTCTCAGGCCGATGCGGAGGCGTATCGGGATGCGGTTCTGCGTGCCGATGGCCGGTTTCTGACGCGTTGCACTGTCGGTAGCGGAGAGGCCGTGCGCGTGGCGATGGTGAACCGGCTGGAACTGGCCGGTGTCGGCTGTCGTTCGCGTCTCATGCGGACGTCGTTGAAAAGACTGGTGGAACTCACCGACGAGTTCTGCTGCTGAATGAAAGGAAAGAATGATGATTACCGTTGACGAGCTGAAGGCAATGCCATTGGACAAGCCGATCGGCGAGGCTGTCGTTTGCGATATTGAACGCATGGCAAACGAGGGTTTGCAGCCGTTCTACCAGCGTGAGTTTGAACCTTATGAGGGTGTCTATCGCATCAATGATTTCGCCAAATATGTTTCCGAGGATTCGTGGCGGAAGTTCTGGTCCGCGTTCCCTGAATGGTGTGAGCAGGTGTTCATGCTGCACGACAATACTCGTTCCGATGATTATTGTGATTTCACTTCTGAAGTGCTTTCTGGTCTGACGCCGATTGAGATTGGGGAACAATTCGAGAAGTCTCGTGAATATGACCTTGATTATGTGTTCTGGACGCAAGCCGATGACGAGGGGCATGTGTGATGGACGCCCATGATTCCGACGTGTGTGCGAATGTGGTCGGCAAGTCGTTGGAGGCCGTCAGATTGCTGTCGAATCTTGGGAGCGGGAACGCTCCCGATTCGGCTTACGTGCTGGCCGCCTACGACCAGTTGACGACGGCGGCGTACCTGTTGCATCAGATTATCCCTTGGACCAAGGAGGAAAAACAGTGAGCAAACATGGCTTCTTCTCCCCTATCGCCGAATACGATGGGTTCGATTATGCGTCCGGCAGGTCGTTCTGGCGTCGTCGTTCGCTGCCGTCGCTCCTGTGCGAGTGGCTTGGCGAATGGTTCCGTGGCGTGAGGGCGGCTCGCATGGGCTATTCGACCTGGCTGTACGTCCAGTGTTCCGGTGGCTGCATGATTCCAGTGGACATGCTGGACTGGAATGAGGATTGGATTGATTGATGTCGGCGGCGTCCACCAGCCGTCGATGATATGGTGTTTTTGATCGGAAAGGAGTGTGGCATGGGGTTGCGTGAGCTGCGGAAACGTTCGAACATCACGTTGGAGCAGTTGAGCGCGTTGACCGGCTATGACATGCCGAGGCTGAGCCGGTATGAGACGGTTGACGATGGCGCTCGGAACATGTTTCTGGGCACGGCGGCATCGTTGGCGCGGATACTGCATTGCAACGTGCTGGACCTGTATCCCGATGAGCATGTGTGGCGAGGCGGCGTGTCGGCTGGCGTCGTCGGCTTGAGGAACATCCGCTTGTTCCGTGGGTTGACGCAGACGCAGTTGGCTGGCATGAGTGGTGTCGCACGACCGAACATCTCATGGTTCGAGACCGGTTATCGTCCTGTTTCGCAAATGTATTTGCGGACGGCGTTACGATTGTCTGAGGCGTTGCAATGCGACCCTGTGAATTTTCTTACGGAAGGATACTGACATGGGCATGAGGGAACTCAGACTGAAGCGCGGCATGACGCAACAACAGCTGGCTGACAAAGTCGGAATGTCCCGACCTCGCATAGCAGCGTATGAAAGTGGCACTAATGACGTTTCCAATATGACACTTGGCAATGCGCTTAAATTCTGTTCGGCCTTGCGTGTCGCTAATCCCCGCAAACTTTTGGAAGATGATTCTGATTCTGAATCTTCCGCGGATTCTAAGTGATCCGCAGAAGATAATGTTCAGCCGATAGTATCGGCGCGAAAGTAAGGAGGTGGCATAGTTGCCGGGAATAAGCAGGTTTTTCGGTATCGTCATTTACATGTACGCCAATGACCATGGCCCCGTGAAGCATTTTCACGCGGAATATAATGGCCATTGGGCTAAGTACTCGTTTGATGGCGATTTGATTAAGGGCGGTTTGCCTAGGAAACAGGAACGTTTGGTATTGGCGTGGGCTGAAATACACCGTGAGGATCTCGAGTCCAATTGGAAGTGTGTTGAAGCCCATGTGCAACCCGGACACATCGAGCCGCTTAGGTAAGGAGGTTTATTCATGTGTGACGGTGTTGTTTTGGTGACTGACGCGGTACCGCTTGACGGCCACCGTGTGGCAGTCAGGTTCAGCGATGGTTATAGCGGCGTCTTGGATATGGCTAAGTATTTTAGCTATCCGGCGTTCGCTGGGTTGAATGATCCTGCGGTGTTCGCTACTGCGCGGGCTGGTCTCGGTACGGTGTTGTGGGGTGACGGCGATATAGACGTCGCACCTGATACCGCGCGTGAGGAGGCCGTGCCGTTGGGCGCGTAGGCCGCGTCTATGAATCCCGGTTGCTTTTGCTGCCGGGATTTTGTTTATTCGAACGTGTTTGGCGGGGTTCCCCGTCTGATGAAAATACCCCAAGAGTGTTGCATCACTCTTGGGGTTTCGCTTAAAACAAACCGATTTATAAGCCCTCTCATTTTAGCAAGGGGGCTGGAATGGAGTGTGTGTTATGAGTATCCATTTTTATGCCGGGTATTGGCAGTTTGGTGTCGGCGTTACCAATTTTGAGGGTGAGCCGTATTGCAGCCTGTTGTCTTTTGACTCGCGTAAGGAACGCGACGCTTGGGTTGCTGCGGATCATTTCGACAATAATTGGCATCGTAGCGCGGTGTCGCGTCGTGAGGCGTTGCCGCTTATGCGCGCTGAGCTTGCCGATCTTTTCGACGGTTATGACGGCTGGCGTGTTGATGGCGTGTTTTATTCGTCCATTGGCGACGCTTTCGCGGCGTTCTTCAAGGCTGAGGCCGCTGCGCATAGGCGTGCGGGTGTCTGATTCATTCAGTCTGTTTGTTTAATTCCAGGGCGTGGCGATTGTGCCACGCCCTTTGTTTTCAACGTTTTTTCTTTTTAAACATGGACTAAAAGGAGTACACCATGAACGGCAACTACAAAGGTACGGAACACTACACGCTGACCAAAACCGAAAACGGGTGGCATGGCGACCCGGAATGTTGCGGCTGGCAATGGTTCGACTTTCCTGATCTGACATTCACCGACGACGGCGACTGCCGGTTCGAACTGGAGGCCGAAGCCATCGACACGGCGGCCGAACTCTACGAATACCGGGAATTTCTCACCATCCTTTCCAATGAGATAGAGGAACTCCGGCAGCAGATCGATGCAGTTGAATAGAAGTGGCCTAACCCGCCCAAACTTCTTGACGCTCCCGTGGTTGAAACCACATGATTCCTGCGAACTGGGCTTGCACCAATCATGTCAGCAAAAGAAAGGATAAACAAAATGACCAGCATCGATTTCACCAAGACCAGCACTTACGCAGACCTCTATCACTACTGGAATAGTGAGGATTACGAGCTTGACGCGATAAATCGTGAGCTTAGCTACATTCAAACTATTGACCGTGACCAGGCCGTGGATGATGAGGGTCATGCTGTGTATGACGAATATGTTTTCTATAAGATTGATGAGTGTCATCCTGATAGAGGTAATTCGTTTACAGCCGAGCAGATTGAACAGTTCGCTCAGACTTGGTGACAACCAAACAATGATTGGTTATCGTGCCTGCGTGAAGGACGCTTGACGGCTTCCCCCGACCGAAGGCGGGGTTTTACCGTGTAATGCATAATCATGCCATTGTAGACCACTCAGACGTTGCCTGACGCGGTTTGTAGCCAGTTGTCCACCAATTCGGCTTCGTTGACTGGCTCGAAACGCCATGCGTCCAATCCGACGTTGATCTCGTTGTGATGCCTGCCGAACTCAAGCGGGTCATGCGCGTGCGTGTGTCCGTGCAGGAGCAGCGTGTTATTCATGCGTGGTAGCGCGTATTCGGCTAATTCCGGCGCGTTCCAATTGGTTGAGACTGCGCCTAGGGGTTTGCTTTGCGTGAAGTCTTCACGCCATTGGAAGTGGCTTAAAAATACCGTGTGTGGATTGTTGCCCCACCCGTCTCTGATTTCGGTGATGCCGACCATTCCGACTTCCACGAACACGCTTGCCAACTTTTCCAGCGTGCGGGTGGAGCTGTGCAGTTCGTGGTTGCCGAGAATCAGATGCCTGTTCTTGCGTGGTACATGCAGGTTTTGGATGCGCATTATCGCTTGGTCTACGCTCCACGTACCACCGGAACTGATGTCTCCGAGAATGTAGAGTTCGTCTTCCTCGCCAACATACGTGTTGATGCTTCGGATGATGTCGGCATCATGCTTCCGCCAGTCAACACAGTTCTTGAGCGGCTTATGCTCACGTTCGGCTTGTTGTTTGATCGATGCATCCTTAGCGTATCCGGGTAGCGCGTAGCCACGTAATGCAGCCACGAACGGATGCGCGAAATGCAAGTCACTGGTAAACCACTTCATTTGTTGTCCTTCAACATGTTCCTGTAGATGCGTGTCCCGGCTTTTATAGCAAGTTCCGGCGTACTGTAGCAGCAGGGTTCCATGCATGGGCCTGATAGCGGGTGAATCGTCGGGTTATCAATGTCGAGGTCCACGCGGCATTCCTTGTATATCACGGGAACGTATACGCCTTCATCCTCGATAATCATGATCGCACTGTACTTGGGTTTGTCCTCGTCAATGTGTCCAAAAGGCTTGAAATTCGAGAGGTCGGGGGACGGATTGCCGCCACTTGTAAATACGAATTTCTTCGTGCTTGAAGTGTCATCCACGGTTCTCTACCACCTTCCCGTACTGCTTATCCCACTTGTCCAATGCTTCTAAAATGTTCGGCAGTCCAAAATAGTCGTAGTATTGGCTGTAACATTCGCCGCTTTTCGTCTCGAATGCGATGGTCAGCATTTCGGGGTCATCGCCACAGGTTTCGCAGACCGCTTCGCAGATAGGAGCATCCAAATGTTCGTTTCCTTTTCGGGGTTTCTGACGGCGAGCCTGTACACGTCGGACAGCCGGTAGCGTTGCTTGCGAGTGTCCTTGACCTGTGCGACGGGTTCCAAGTCTCCCCTGCTGACCCAACTGCGCATGGTGCCGGGTTTGACGATGATGCCGCATTGCAGTAGCAGTTTGCGGATTTCGGTCTGAGTGCCGGTGATGTGCGTGGATAGGAGTTTGCGTCGCCTGTTCTCACGGATGGCGGATACTGGATACACTTGACCGCAGTCGGGGCATTTCGGCGCGAACGCGGCGTTTGGAATGACTTTCACGATGTGATGGCAGTCTTCGGTCGGGCATTCGCCGATGATGATCTGGTCTTCGAGGGTGAAGTCCAGAAGCTCTTGGGCCTTACGGCGGATACGGTGGATGATTCGCATGTAGGTTGGTGTCGCCTTGCTGGTCTTCCACTTGTCCGTGAGTCGGATGCTGCGGATGAGGGTTTCCAGTTTCCGGTCGCGTGGAGCGGTCACGTTCAGGCATCGCGCGTATTCGTTGGCGATGTCACGGAGGCTTGGAATGTCGTCCATGCCGTTGCCTTCGATGAGTTCGAACGCGGTCTCGCGTAATGGTGCCGGGGAGGTGGCGAGTCCGTTATGCCCGCCACCTCCACCGTTGCCTGTCTTGTCCATGCGGTTGGTGCGCCATTCGAGGTCTTGCAGGTGGTTTTCGAACCATTGCAGGTCGAATTGGAGTTGGGTTTCGCAGGATACGCAGAGGATATGCTTGTCGTTGGTTGTCTTCCAGCATGTCGCGCATGTGGTTTGCGTCAAGTGTCGGCTCCTTGGTTGCGTTTTGGGTGTGTTTGGCCTTGTTGCCTCAACCCCTTTTGTTTGCAACCGTTGGGCGACTTGTCCAGTATAGGGTGCATGTCAGATTAACGTTGGCTGTTCCGTAACCTGTTGTGGATGGTTGTCTTGTTGGAGCCGGTGGGATTCGATGTCGAGCACGAGCCGCTTGTCGATGTCGAGCAGACGGCTGATCTCGTTGGCATCGTATCCTATCGCATCCATGTTGAGCACTTGCTGACGGATTCGATAAGACGGATACGCGCTCATTTCGTATCCTTCCCCTTGTACTCGTCCACGAGTTCTTTCCACTGCCTGCTTGCGAGTGCGGCGTGGCTGAACCAGCTGGTAGAGATATGTCCACGTGGACATTGGAGCCGGTAGACTGTGAGTGTTGTCCTTACTTTGCGGCTCTCGTGGTATTTTTCCGTTTGCGATGCCTTGATTACTGGTAGTCTGCCGCACATTGGACACCCATATTCGTTGCGTCTGCGTTTGAACCACATAACTATTCCTTCGCGTCCTCGCTTTGATTGGGTACCTCGGAAGGCATGGTGCCGGAATAGCCGAGCATGTGACGGCAGTAATTGATTACATGCTCGTAAGCCGTCGTCATTCCGTCGTAAAAGTCGTACACTTCTTCGTCTGGATTATCAGAAGCGTTATTAGCTGCATCCCACTCTTTTTGCAGAAAGTCGATGACCTCATGCAGTGTCTTGTCTTTCTCAGTCACGTTCGTCGCCATTGTTATTCCTTACTGCTCTTATCGTTCTTATCGTCATGGTCGAAAATGCATACGAACACGCCTAATAGCATGAGCACGCAGAGTATCGCTATCACTCCCAATGTGATGACGATGAACACGCTTGAAATATTCCAGCAAACATCAGCCAGACTCATGATTTCTTCTCCTTGCAGAATTGTCTGATAGCTTCCTCTGCGTCGTAATAGCGTGCGACAGCGCGTATCCACGAGTTGAACGCATCTTCGGCAGTCCAACAGACCTCGCCTTGAAGACACTTCAATACGCACTCGTACCGGTAGACGGTATGACGTGGATTGTGATACGTGCATTTGCCTTCGTTTATCACCGGCGCGTGACCGCAGTATGGGCATCTGAGGTAGCTTTTCGGCTCCTCCTGCTTTTTCTTCTTCCGTCCGAACATCACTCACCCTTCAACGGATATGGCGCAGTGGTTGGTGTAAGCGGGAACGCACGCGGATACAGGCAGTCAAGAACCGTCCTCCACTTCGCGTAATCATCCTGATCGTTCCAATAGCGTGGAATGAGGTCGCCATTGATGAACAGGGCGCTCCATGCGCCGTTCTCGTTCTTGCGAAGAAATGCGCCAGTCCGTGTCCGGTAGAAGCCAGGCTCTTCCGGCTCGTCGCGTGACTGTCTCTCCGGCAGAAGCATTTCAAGCTGTCTAAGGAGTGCCTGCGCGTCATCGACGGTGAGTATCAGGCGGTTATCCTTATATGAGATTGCCACAGCATTTTTGTCTTTATCCCACCAATAAGCAGTCATTCGCTTCAGCACTATTCCTCCTTCACGTTGAAGATGCGTTTGAACTCGCGTAGCGAACTCTCATAGGCGTCGGCCTTGCCGTCGATGTAACCGTTTTTGTCTTTGCCTCGAAGCTCATGCGAGTCGTCATATCGGCTTTCAATCCACTTCGCATACTCGCTGATGCGCTTATCAAGGTCAGTCATTGGTTGCTCCTTACTGTAGGAAGTCTGCTTTTGTGGATTCCATTAGTCCGATAAGCTCGTAGACACTCGCGTGCTCGCTTGAAACGTTCGAGGAATAAGACACTCGTGAATCCACGATTATCGGCGTGGTGTCCACGCACAATATCCAAGGGGTGAAGTCTCCGATGATTTCTCCGATGGCCTTGCGTAGCTTGTCTCGCTGCTCGTCGGTCAGCTCATGGTCAGAATCGTCAACATCATTCATGGCTCCCCCACATTCCTTTCTCGTTGGTGTCATAGTTAACGCAGTCGAAGATTCCGGCGAGTTTTCTAGCGTCCCGTCTGGCCTGCCGTAACGCCTTCCTGCGACTGCCGTTGTAGTCCACGAACAGGTATTCGCGTACAGCCGCATACCACCATGTTTCGTCGGTATGGTTCCATCGCCATAACGTCACCGCGCATCCAACCAGCGTGTGGTCGGGCATTCTGTAGGATTCGCGGATGCTCACGCAGTATTCCCCATGCTCTGTCATTGGCCTGTCCCCTTCTTTTGCTGTTTGGCGAAGTAGTCGCTTATCACGTCATCGACTTTCAACACCTTGCCGACTGCGAGAAGCCAAAGTTCCAATGCTCGGTTTGGATATGGCGTGTCGCCGGTGGTTAGATGATTTTTTGGGCACTTGTAATGCATGACGAGCTCGTTCTTGTCCGTGATGCTGCGCCCTTCCGAGATGACTGGGCTTTTGCCGCAATACGGGCATTTGGCGTATCGGACTTTCCTATGCTTTCTGTTGAACATCCGTGGACTCCTCCTTGAATGATGCTTCCAACGTGTCGGCGAACGCCTGAAATGCGTGTTCCACCCTCTTATCGAAATCGTCCGGCACCCGCGCACTGACAACCCCAGACATGTGGTTGCCGATGTCATCGCCACCATCCACATAGATAGGCACTTTCACACGCGCAGTCGCTTGCGTCATACCGCACGCCACGACATCGAATTTGATAGTGGTTGCGCCTACCCGCACTTTGTCACTCATAGATGTCTCCTTGTCTGTAGTCGCTTTCAGTAACCAGTCAGGCAAATCCTCACGGCTTATCCTGAAAATCCTCGTATTTGTCTGAAATCCGGTCGTTGACGATGTAATGGTTGTAATCACCTTGAGTGATGTACCACCACTCCTTCTTATGGCCTTCGCGCAGATAGTCTTCGCAAGTGTGGTCGATGCTGTAATCCGGCTTGACCATCTGACGGAAACTCAACTCGTCCACAGACGGGTTGTCCTTCACGGCTTTAACTATCGCGTCGATCTTGTCCTTGGTGAAATCAGGTGTGACCACGAAAACGACTCGTATCATCTCCCCGTCGATGGAGTCGAGATTGCGAATCATGTTGACGTTCCGCAGATGGTAGACGATTCTCGAAAACTCGACTGCGGGCGCCAGGTTGTACATTCGCTTAACCATGCTTGGCATACTGGTGTGCATTTCGGTTTCGATGTCGTACTCGTACAGGCTCCGGGTGATCGACGCATACCAGTAGGCACGGCGAATATCAAGCCCCCATAATGGGTCTCCGCCACCGCTGAAGCTGAGGAATTTCATTTTGCCGGAGTCAGCCAAATCCATCACAGTGTCATAGGTGGCTCCCATACGGGTCTCGGCTATTTGGATTCCAGTGTTGCGCACGATGCAATACGGGCACTGCCAGTGGCATCCAAAGTTCGTAATCACACTGTAGTTACGGTTGTCGCTCATTGGTGCCTCCTTGGGTTGATTGTCTTGATAGTTCTTGCCGGACTCTCGTACGCGGTACGCACCTCATACGGCCTGTGGTGGAAGTCGGCTTTGGAACGTGCCGCGCCCACAGCTTCATCCAGAGACTCGTACACGCGGCATGTGTGAACTCCCGTATCGCCTTGCGGCCAGACGATGTAGCCGGTCTTGCCTGTGAAAACACTCATTTGACCGTCTCCACCGTGCTACAGCCGATGTATTCGCCGCCATGCTTCAAACACGCCCATGTCACGTCACCGGTCTTGACGGTTTCCATCTGGAATCCCGCGCCGGTTTTCCCGCTGGAACCGGCTGGCGATACGGTGGGCGCGATGAAGATAATCGTCATGCAGATGATCGCGACGATGATTACCCGGTCCCGGTTCATCACTCACCATCCTTTGCGATGACGGCACCCATGGCTTCCCGATATTTCTTCGTCCGTTGGAACCGGTCGGCGAGCATGTGCGCTGCCTTGTCGATGATCTCGTCCTTGCGTTCTTCGAGGAAGCTTTGCAAAGCGTCCTCCATCATGGTCTTACACATGTTTTCCCGCGAATACGCGTTGGTGTGCGCGAAAACAGTGTCCATGGTTTCTTTGACGATCTTGTCGAGCACGTCCTTGTAGGCGTATTCCTCGATGCGGTTCTGGATGGCCTTGTCGTCAATGCCGATGGCGAACTGCACGATATGTTCCATGATTACTTGCCTTCCTTTTCGATTTCATTGATCTTGTCTTTTAAGAGTCCCGGAATATCCCCTCTATGCCAGACAGTGAATGCGTCCCAAACACTCTTAAGACCAGCCCAATCCTCTCTGGCGAGAGTGTGGAACAATGCACTAGCGAGGTCCGCCCAGTCACTTACGGCGTAAATCGGAATTCCATGCACGAGCGCGTCGTTAACGAACCACAAGGCTTTTTTCAGGTCTTCGACACCGTTCTTGTGCTGCCACCTGAAGCAGTATTGGACGGCTTGCCCCCAGTCGCTTGACAGCAGGCGGGACAGTTCGATGCACTCGAACGGGCCATCCTTGTAATGCGATGGATTGATGTTGTCAGTCATTTAACGCCATCCTTGCCTTCTCGAACGCCTGATGCACGATTTCCATGTACAGTTGTTCGCCTTTCTTGGTTGTCTCGAATCGGTCATTCACTTGACGTATGAACTTATTACGAAGCAGTGCCCTGCTTGTCTGGTTATCGACGGCCTGATATTGGCCCTGCATGTTGCTCACGTCAGTGAGCATTTCCTGCTGTTTCGGACTGAGTGTCCACATCATCGGCTCCTTTCGCAGATGGTTTCCAATGTGGGGTGGTATTCGTATGTGCTTGGATGCGAGTAGTAGTCGTCCCAATACTTGTTGAAGTTCCTGTTGATGCCACGTTCCGCGATGTTCGGTCTTCGTATTGGCTCTCCCCTGTCCAATCGTCTGATCGCGTCGGCGGTCTCGATGCCTTGCTCGGTCGGCTTGTAGGTGCCGTCCGCGAGTGGGATGATGAGACGCCTGTCGATGAGGGAACCCAACGTGACCCACGGTTTCGCATAGGATGCGGATGATGGCATTCGATGTGTTTCGACGATGTGGACAAGCATTGACGCTTGGGTATCTCGCAATCGTTGTCCGTGGATGTTGTAGATGTTTCGTTTCATGACTGGTGCCCGTCGTTCATCGTCCGGTCGAGCCGAATCCGTTTCCTCCACGTTCCGTCGTGTCGGTAAAGTTGACGACCTTGCGGATTCTGGGGGTTTCCACCGGCGTGATGACGAGTTGCGCGATACGGTCGCCGCAACGGAAGTTGACGCGGCTGGTGGACGTGTTATGCAGGATGACTTTGATCTCGCCACGGTATCCGGCGTCGATGATGCCGCCGAGGATGTCGATGCCGTAATTCTTGGCAAGGCCGGAACGTGGACAGACTCGTGCCATGTAGCCTTCGGGTAGGTTGATGGCGATGCCGGTTCCCACCATGATGCGTCCGAGTCCGTCGATACTGAAGTCTTCGATGCAGTGGAGGTCGAGTCCGGCGTCCGAATCGTGCGTCCTTGTGACGGTGGCGTCTGGGGTGAGCGGCTGGATTTCGAGGGTTTCTAGGGTCATTTCACTGTCCTTGCTGGTTGAGGATGGTTTCGTATTCGGAGATGTCGCGGTTTAGGCAGTCGGTTGTGCGATGCGTGGTTTCGTGTCCGCAATCGTATGGGTTGCCGCCTTGGGCCAGTTCCAATAGTCGGAAACTGGTCAGGTCGAGCCGCCTGTGGCTGAGCTTGTGGAGGATGACGCTCGTGTTGGGCATGTTCACGTCGAGCCATCGAATGTCGAACTGGACGTTGGTTCCGGCTGGATGCATGAGACCGGGGTCTATGCCCGTGCAGGAGAGCCAGACGGCCATCTGCTTGTCCACGTCTTTGAGCCGGTATTCCGCGTTCATGCATTCGCCGATAAGTCCGTTCCGGGAATGCATGTCGATGGTCGTGCTGTTGAACGCGCGGATTGGCGTGCTGTCATCGAAGCGGATGACCCTATGGAACGTCAAAGGGTCGCCGTTGAGCAGTATCTGCTTGCCCTCCAGGTCGGTGATTCTGGCTTCGACTTCCAATAGGTTGTCGGCCATTGGGTCGAATCCGCTTGTTTCGACATCGAACCAGATGAGATAATTGTCATCCATTGTTGGCTCCTTCGGTTCTCGTAATCGTTGGATGTAGTCTTCGAATCCAGTCAGGTCCACATGCGTTGGAGGCTGTGGTTCGAGTTCCTTGAGGATTTCGGCTTCCTTGTCCCTTCGCCGCGTGTACCGCCAGTAGGCGGCTTTGCTTTCGTGGATGCCGTACTTGTTGGTTTCCTTCCATTTGCTCATGGCGTTTTGAACAGGTCTCCAAGACCATCGATACCGCTCGTGGCGTGGCGTGCGGGCTTTGACGCGATCTGCGGACGGTCCATCTGTTCGAGCGCGTTGCTGACCGCTTCGCCCAACTCCCGCGCATCATCCGCCGTACCGAAGATGACGCGGCGTTTGAACTCCCAATAGTCATCCGCCGTGACGTGATGCCTGGCGGCGAACTGTTGGATGGTGTTCTCGTCCGGCACCCGACTGGCGCGGATTCTCTTGCAGAGGATGTTGACGTCGGCGGCACGCATCCACTTGTCCGGTTGGGTCGCGTAGAATCTCACGACCGCAGACCGCATGTCTTGGATGCTGTTGCGCTTGTCGAGTTCGCGGTAGAACTCATCCAATTGCAGGTCGTCCCATTGGGCGTTGCCATGATGAGCGTTGATCGTGGTCAACAGCATCGCGGCCTCTCCTTTGGTTATCATCCCGTGCCTCCCATCGCCCGTTGGCGTTCCTCGTCGTTCATGTATTGCCATGCCCTGTTGAGGTTCGCCATGCGGTTCGATTCGTTACGGCTTGGCATGGCTGGATTGGTGCGGAGGGTGAGGGTTGGCCGGATATCATATTCGGCTTCCCATCCCGCAGCATTGAGCCATGTGGCCGCGTATTTGATGTATTTCGGTTCGGTTCCTTCGACCTCGACCTGTCTGGCGTATTTGCGGACGCCGTCCATGATGGTGTCCACGCTTGTGTCTTGGATTGCGTTCTTCCATGCCTTCCAAGCGGGACGCTTGTCAACATGGCGTGGGTACGCTTTCCAGAACGTTTCGAAATCGGCGGAATACTTGTCGTCGGATTCCTGTCGTGCGCGGCTTCGGCGTTTGCTTGCCGTGTTGCGGGCGGTCCGTGCGGCGAGTTCCTTTTTCGTACTGTTGCCGTTCGACTGGTATTCGATGATGCGCACGCCGGTGATGGTCTGTTGGAACAGTCCGATGTCGATAAGGGTTTCGATCTCCTGTTCGGATGCGCCAAGCGTGTATGTCAACTGGTCGGTGTCGATGTCACCGTCCGTGAGGTTGCAGCTGCACCAGCTCAATGCCATGACGTAGATGAGCGCGGCCCTTGGCATTTCATCACGGAGCCTGCATATCCTCGCGTCGGCCCAGAATCCGTTGTCGAGCCGGGTGTAACCGTCCCTCACTTCGGGTTCTCCCGTCATGTCATGAGTCCTATTCCGATGTCGATGAGGATGGTTATCGCACCGCCCTCGATTAGAATCATGCCCAATATCCACAGCCAGTCGCCTGACGGCCTGTTACGGTCGATGAGGTTCAATGAGCCGAGCATGATGCCGAATCCGATGACGCTGACGACGAGGGCGCATATGGCGACCAAGGCGATCATGATTGTCCTTCCGGTCCGAGTGGCAGTCCGTTGTTCAGGATGAGCGCGAGGCTTTTCAATGTGACGCACACGAGTTGTTTGCGTCTGCCCAGGAACTCAGTCCTGATTCGTGGGGTGAAGTACCTGTCGTTGTCTGCCAATGCGCACATGGTGTTGTATGTGTCCCAATCCGTGTAGGCGAGCTGCCTTCCGATTCGTTCGAGCGTCGATAGGCCGACGCGTGGCTTCTTCTGCACGACCCACGGGTATGGACTGTCAAGGTTTCCGGCTTCCTCGACCGCCTCGTTGTAATGTTTCGTGGCGTTGAGGAGTTTGGTGTTCTTGACTTCGACGCATACGGGTTGACCGTGGAAGAAGATGTTGGCGATGTCGCCTAGGTCGTTGCTGCCGTGGAGACGGCGGCGGATGATGCGCTGGTCGTCCAACGCCCATTGCAGGTAGTGTTCCACCGCCGTTTCCATTTCGGTTCCGGCTTTTTTGGCCGACTGTCGATTGCGTGACATCAGAACGCCGGTTCTCCTGCGGGCTGTCCGAATCCGTCGAATCCGCTACTGCCCCACTGGTCGGAGCCTGCCTGCGGTGCCATGGCGGGTGTCGTGGACGCCTGTCGTGGTCCGGCCTGCTGGTTGGCGTTGACGAGTTGCGCGGTACCCCACTTCAGGCTTGGTCCAGCCTCGCGGACGTTCACCTTCTGCGTGTAGTGCGTGATGCCGGACGAATCCTCGAAACGCTCATCGGACTCGTTGCCGATGATGATATACTCGTCGCCTTCCTTGATGCTGCTCTGGATGTGCGTGGCGAGATCATTCCACGCTTCGCAGGTACGGGAGCAGGATGCGCCGTAACCCCATGAGCCGTCCGGGTTCTTGACCCTGTTGGAGCAGAGGATGCGGAACTGGATGTAGTTCTTGCCGTTCTTCGTGGTTCCGGCCCGATACAGGTCGCCGTCCTTTTTGATTTTGACGATTCGTCCCACGAGGGTGATGGTCGGTGTGGTCATTTGATGTTCTCCTTGTTGTGTCGTGGATGGGATTTGAGTCCGACCCATCCCTGCTGGTCTTTGGGTTTCATGTTTCTGAGACCGTCAGCCGTCTTGTGGCGGTTGGCCGCTTCGACGTTGCACATGAGCATGTGGCTTCGCGCGTGCGGACAGGATGATTCGCCGCACCGCTGGCAGTACGGGATGAGTCCCGTATGGACAGGGTTCGCGTGCACGCAGTACGCGCACGTGCAGCCAGCCCTTCGTGATATGCTCATCGGCCCGCCTCGCAGATCGGGACACTTTTCAGCCTTGGCTTGCGCAGTCCGAGTTTCGCCTTCGAGAGGGGCGCGTACTCGCGCATGTTGTGTTCGGTTACGCGCAAATGGCTGGCGACCGGAACGTATTCGAGGTCGTCACACGGGGAGCACTTGTCCGCGTCAGCGAAGTATCCGTCGTCCAATCTCGCGCCCATGTATGCGACGAGCGTCCAGAAGCCGTCACGGTCGAGCAGGAACAGTCTGGTCCTGTCCTTGCTGAGGTAATACCCTTCCTCGGTGGGGAGCTTCGCGAGGTTGACCTTCTCGAACGGGAAGCGTTTCGCCTTGTGCGAGCTGATGGCGAACCCTGTCTCGTCCTGTGGTGTGGCGGATGGTGGCACGTTGCCGTACCGGTTCAGAATCGGGGTCCACATGTTGCCGGAATGCAGCCACACGCTGCCGGTCGCGGCCTTGTAGATGCCGAGGCCCTTCGGGAGCTTCGCCTTCCACTCGTCCGTCTGCCGGTCGCTTGTGGACTCGTCCGCGTCGGCGGCGGGCGTCTCCTGTTTGACGAGTCTGTCCATCAGCTCGTCGGCGTTGATTTCGACGCCGCTCGTGGACTGGCCCTCGATGCCGATGATGTAGTTGTCGTCGATGCTGCCGTCACGCCTGAAGACGATGGCGGGCAGATCATAGTTGAAACCAGGCTCGCGGACGGCGATGTAGAAGTATTCGAGTCCTGACGTCGTGATGGCCGCGATCATCATCAGACACGCCTCCATGTCGGCGGTTTTCAAGACATCGGAAAGAGTCATATGCCTTAACGGACCGGTGTGCGTGCTGCCGTCCTCGAAATCCTTGGCGGTAACGGCCAGTCCCCGCTTTTCAATTTCCAACGCGTCCTCGTAGGTGAGGTGTTTCGGGTCGTATTTCATCGTGCTGCTCCTTGCTGCTGCATGTGCTTGTGGTATTCGTTGATGAATGTTTGGGCCTGCACCGCCGTGAGGCTCACGCTTGTGACCGTCTGGTCGTGGAGGATTTTCCGAATGAACGCGTCGGCCTCCTCTGGTTTGATCTGGCAGGCGCGGAGGATATCGGTGACTGTCTTCAACTGGTCGTGACTGGCCGGACCGTTGGATGGGGCTTGAGACGCGGCCTGCTCCGGCTGACCTTGACGGACCTGCGGAGCGTATTGGCGTGGCTTCTGTCGTGGCTGTTCGTCCACGACCTCGGCTTCGACTATCTCATCTTCGGACTTGTTGTTGGCCTGCTGCATCTCATCGGTCGAATACAGGCCGCTCAAATCCTGTGGGAACGCCTTGCGCAAGGCCAACGCTTCAGCGCATTTCGCGATCATCGTGGCCGGTTTCGAAGCCCACATGCTGTTCGGGACCTGACGTTGCGTGGTCTTGTCGAAGCGGGTGCCGACGTATTCGCGATAGAGGGCCACGCCGGTGAACTCGCCTTCGCCACGCCGGACGGTGACCTTCGCCGCGACCGGAGGGGTCGGCGCAATCCACACGTCATGCCAGACGCCATCCTCTCCGCACCAGAGTGTTTCCGGCTCGCTGAACAGCTCGTGGTTACGGTCCGCCGCGCGACGTGCGATGGTACGGAAACCATCGATGCCGACTTGGATGGTCTGCTTGACTACCCACTGACCATCCTGCTTCTGACGGCGGCCGATCATGTATATCTGATGGTTGAACGGGTCAAGGCCGGTACGCTGGCATTGGTGGAGGAACACGGCGAGGTCGGCTGGCTGAGCGCCTTGAACCCCAAGATGGTTCAACGCGGTCAACTGTTGTTTAGTCCAATTGGACTGCTCTTCGGTGATGGTAAGGCTTTTGCACATGGTTACTCTTCCTTGGTCGCAGTGAGCATTCTGAACATCTTCGGCGCGATTTCGCTGGTGAACGCCTTATCCACGAATCCCCTCGCGGCACGGAACGTGACTGTCTGGGCGCGTCCCGGCTTGAACTCGACACCGGGTGGAAGTTCACCACCATGGTCTGCGATCATGTCCTTCAGATAGGCTTCCGACTTCGCTTCAGGCCGTGGCATCCACACTGCTTCAGCCGCATCGTTCCCTCCGGGGATGAGGAATTGGTTGTCATGCAGCATCGCACCGTAGGCACGCTCGTCAACGACCTCGTAATGTCCCTCGGTGCCTTTGCTGAGACTGATTTCACCGGCATCCAAGCCAGCGAACACGGCGTGCTCCTTGTCACCGCCGTCATGCGAGCGCTGCCATTCTTCCTTGGCTGCTTTGAGGGCTTCGGCGCTTCGTTTGTTCAGTGCGGCGAGTCCGGCGATGGTGGAGTCGAGTTCGTCCGGGCGGAGGTCGCTGAAGTCGTATTCTGGATTGTTGGTCATTGTTGTTCCTTGGTCTGGTATTCGATGGTGTCGGCAGCGAGTTTGTAGAAGCTCACGTCGGTTCTGAGGGTTCGGTTCTCGTATCGGAGTCGTCTGTTTTCCGTGGCGAGTCTCCGGTTCTCGTTCCAGAGGGTGTGGATGGTGAGTGCGCAGTCGTCTAGGAAGTCATCAACTTGGTCGGCGTCGTATCCCATGAACGGGAACGAGAATCGGAATTGCCTGCCGCGCACGTCTTTCGGGGTGACAAGTCGGCTGGTGGTCATGGTTTGATCTCCTTTGCTTGGTCCTTGATTTCGTAGAATCTGAGTAGGAGTTCCTTTTTGGTGAAGAGTTTGCTTTGACCGGATTGGTATCCGAGGAACCCGTACAGGTCTTCGAATGTTTTCTTTCCTACCTTCGTGAAGGCGATTGCCTCGTCTTTGGTGAGGATGCCGTCTTCGAAGATGATGGGTGCCGTCAATTTGTGTGCTCCTTCCTTGGATTGGTGGTTGGGTTAAGCGGGTTGCGGCATGACGCTGGACGGTTGGCTCGCAAAAGGGTGTGCGGGGCGACTGGAAAAGTAATCAGGGAAACCAGTCTGGCCGACCATCGTTCCCCATGCGGGACGGAGAAAACCAAGTGAAAAACTTCGTCCCGAGGGGTGGCGTTGACGTCATGCCGCTGGCGTCCAAGCGCGGATTCGGACCGCGAACCGTCCGAGATCATCGTCGTATGCCTTTTAGAAAGGAGAAGATGTGGTGTCTGGTTCGATTGACGATGGTCTTGTGGTACGGTTCCTGTTTCCACTGCGTGGGCTTGGACGATTGCCGTGGCGGCGTGTGTATGCAAACGCTTGTGACGGTTCGTTTGGATGTGTTTCGCCACGGCATGGAACATCATGGGATGTTCCATCTTTGCCAGCCGGTGAACGTGGATATTCGATAAACGTTCAATTTTCCACTGTTTGATTGTTTATCGGAGTGGCTGGCGAAGCTTATGGGTCCCCATCCGGGTTGCAGGCGGATGGGGAAGAATCAGTTGTTGTCGGCGAGCGCCTTGGCGATGACCGGCATATTGGAAGCGTTCAGTGGGATGAGTGGGAAGGCTGAATCTTGGAAGTCTTCGACCAGCTGCTCCCAGTTAAGGTATCCACTGAACCTGTCGCCATCGTAGGATAATTCACGCCAAGCGTTGATTTTGCACATGACGGCAGGCGTGTTCGTCACGTATGACCATTCGCCGTCCATGTCATGGAGAATCAGGTATGGTTTGCCGTCGCGTGGGATGAAGAATCCATGCGATTGCGGTTCAGGTGGCAGTGGCTTCTCCTCCGGTTCCACGTCGTCGGATTCGGGGTTGATGCCCGCTACTGTGAAACGGTCGAAGAGGACCAGCGCGTAAACCTGCATGATGTAGGATTGAACCATCATCAGGGAGGCTTCTCTTACGGAGATGTGCTCCCGTTCGCCGTTATTGTATTTTTCGATGATGTCATTGATCTTGTTGATTCTGTCTTTGAGTTCGCGGAACTCCTCGACCATGCGGGTCTTGTAATCGTCTTCCATTACTGTCTCCTATCGTGATTGACCGTGAACGTCGGAAGCCCATTGGATGAACGCGCCTAGTTTCGATTCGGGAATCTCATACAACGTGCTCGTCTTGAGTCCGTCTTTTTCAACGATTGACGCGCCTTTCCGCTCGTTGATGCGGAACACGCAGTGCCCACCCTCGTCAAGAACGAACTCATGCGGTGGCGCGGGAGGATTCAACAACGTCATGCCGCCACCTCCGCGTCAAGCACTCGCTCGAAACTTTGTTCGGACAACCGCTGGTGGATAAGCGCCAATCCCTTGCGGGTCAGTTTCGGGGTCGGCGGATAGGCGAATGGCGTGCCATCCTTGTGGATTCCGTGGGAACGGGAGGACACCATGACCATGTGGCCTTGCCTCACGCGACTTGACGCCGCGCACCATGACTGGTTGGACTGCCGGTAAATCCAACCGTTATCCACGAGCCATTGGCGCAGCTCATGCTCACCGATCTGAATGTTGGAATCGTTGCTTAGGAGTTTCGCCGCGTCACGGACAAGCAGAGCATCGGGAATGTTCGTGAAGTCATCCAACGCCTTGGCCTTCGGCTCAAGCTCCTTGACCTTCTCCTGTTCCTCTTTCAACTTGGTTGCGAGTTGGATTAGGAAGTCGGGGCTGGTGAGCGCCTTATCCAAAGTCTGCTGAGTCATGTAAGCGCCATGCTTGCGGATGGACGGCAGCACCTCGTCATACACCCATTTCTCGAAACGTTCCGCAGCGGGAAGCTTGCTGGATGTGATAAGCCGGTACATGTCGCCCTCGGAAATGAAGCGAACCCGCTGGATTCCGCCAGCCGTCTCAAGGGGTTTCCAAAACGGGAACCCCTTGCAATGGTCGATTACGGCCTTGGCTGGGTTCGCGTAACCGAGCACTTGAGCGACGTCGTTACCGCAAAAGAGCGGATTGCCGTTGTCATCCTGCGCGGTGCGCACCTGACTGCCCTCGAACTCGAAGGGCTGGATTTCATTGTTCATTTGGAGTCTCCTAGTATTCGGCTGCTTCGATGCGGGTGATGAAGAAGTGGATGCCTGGAGCGCATTCGTTCCACCGGTTTGTGTCGAAGTCTTCGACGTGCACGGTTTCGCCTTTTTTGTACGTGAAGTCTGTGTCGTATCCGCTGTATGCCGTGGTGTCCGGTGGGAGGCTGTTGCCTTGCTTGTCTTGCAGGTCGAGCACTCGCGCCGTGCTGGCGCGGCATTTGCGCCCCGTGGCGTTGGAGCGTTGCGCGTCGGCCGGAATGAGGAGTTTCACAATGACTGGCGTTGGCGGCATTTCATTATCTGTCCATGCTTTTTTCCAGCCGATGATGTCGCCTTCGTCCGGGAGGATGCTGGTTTTGGCGATGCTGAGTTTTACATGGTTGGCATCGCGCAGGTTGGCACCGCGCAGGTTGGCGCGGCTCAGGTCGGCACCATGCAGGTTGGCGCGGCTCAGGTCGGCGTAGCGCAGGTCGGCACCGCGCAGGTCGGCGTAGCGCAGGTCGGCACCGCATAGGTCGGCACCATGCAGGTTGGCACTGCATAGGGCGGCATCGCGCAGGTTGGCATCGCATAGGGCGGCATCGCGCAGGCAGGCGTAGCGCAGGTTGGCACCATGCAGGCAGTCGAATCCATGCTCTTTGAGGATGGCTTCGATGTTGTCGCCTTCGAGAGTGCCGTTTGGTGTGGTGATTTTCATTGTGTGTTCCCTTGACGTGTGTGGTTAGGCGGTTTGTTTGATTTGTGCGATTTCGCCGGGTTGGAAGCCGAATGCTTTGTAGAGTCCTATGAGCATGAGTGGTGTGCATTCGTTGGTTTTCTTGGCTCTGGCTAGGACGCTTTCGCTGACTCCTATTGCTCCGGCGAACGCTTCGTCTGTTTTGAGTCCGCTCATTTGTTTGGTTCGGTCTAGGAAGCCGTCTCGGAACTGCATTTTGTATTCAGCCATCAGCACTGTTCCTTTCATCGTGAAGCATTTTGTTTTTCAACCTGAAAAGTAATATACCACAGTGAAAAGAGATTTTTCAAGTCGAAACACCTTTTCGGCGTGTTGACATGAAAGAGTTTTTATTTCATAATGAAATACATGGATAAGAAAACATATTTCGCACAGCTAACGCATGATGCGGCGATCAATGAAATCAGCAACAAGACCGGACTCAGCGTCTCAACCCTCTGGCGTCAATACAACAAAGGATGCGAGTTCAGCGCCGAGTCGGTAATCATCATCGCTAGAGCATATGGCGAAAATCCCGTAGAAGCTTTGGTTGAGTTCGGATATATAAGGGCCGACGAGATGGATAACGGAAAGACCGTCGCAAGGCTGCATGACGCTTCGAATGACGAGCTGCTTCAGGAACTCGCACGCCGTCTCAAGGAAAACGCGGACGCCGACTGGGCGAACAGTCCGATCATCTACCGTGAAGAGTTCGACATGGCCGCGAACGACGATCCGAACGCGAGGCTTGAGGCCGAAACGCCGGAAGACTGACGACAGCAATGAATATGGCGGCGGTATTCACTCGTGATGCCGCCGCCTAATAATACGAAGGGAACAATGTCTCGAATCACCATCGACGTTTTGGAACGTCAGGCCGAGCACATGGGTTTGAAGGTTTTGGAATCCGATATTCCAGGCACTACCTGCGGATTGTATTGCGACCAGCTGCGAACGATATGGCTTGCCGACTGGCTCAACGACCGGCAGAGGCTCTGCACCCTATGCCATGAGCTTGTGCATGCGAAGTATCGTGATCTTGGCTGCGGCACGCGGTTCGGCGTGAAATGCGAGCGTAGGGCGCGGCGTGAGACGGCTTTGATGCTGATAAGCCCGGTCGAGTTCGCCATGGCCGAAGAGCTGTGGGACGGCGACACCTGGCATATGGCGGCGGAGCTGGACGTGACCATGCAGGTTCTTGCGGATTACCGGCAGATTCTCAAGGATGGCTTGTTTGAGAAACGCCCATGATTCATCAGCCGTCAATTGGGGGATAATTCTTGTTGAGTCATATTGCAGGAGAGCAAAGGAGAGCGTCATGGGTTTTCTTATCGTCATCGCGGCTGTGTTCGTCGGTCTCGCGGTGTTCGTTCTGTTGACGCAGATGGCCGTGAGGAACGGCATCCGCATGTCCGGTCTGATCGACTGGAAGACGCAATACGAGTTGGAGCGTATGGATGATGCCGGTGGCAGTCAGAAGCCGTTGGCTGAATTGTATAAGAGCGTTGCCGAGTCTGAGGACGATACGGACGAGGTGGAGCGCAAGGTGAAGGAGCAGGCGTTGAAGTACATTAACTCACGTAATTCAACCCATGTGGCGAACGCGTGGATTTTCCTTGGCCTCGGCATCGTCCTGTGTGTGGTGGTCGTGCTCATCGTGGCGTCGTCGGACAGCATGATGTGA